TTAAGCGACTTGTTTAACATGCTTACAATTTCCTCTAAATGTATAACCAGGACAAGAGCATTTACCATCTTCGATAGTGTATACTTTACCATTACTACCTTGTACTTGTATTACATCAGCGGCTAATTCTTCTGGTCTTTCACCTATCTTAGTAAACTTACGTCTGCTCTTAGAGAATTGTTTAATTGGATTTTTAAATACTTTATCATTATGCTGAACAAGTTGTCCTGCACTATTAACATGATAAACACCATTTGCAACTGGGTATTTGCCCCAATCAGTTATTTCTTGTAGTATTTCGATCATATGTAACTCCTAACAATTTAAGTATATTATACTAAATTAAGAAGTCTCTGTCAACCAGAAAAAGTGGCTCAAGTGTTAAATCACACTCTAAAAAGTAGCAATCTCTTTTAGTATTATTTTGTGTACCATAATAAAAATCGTTGCTATTTAAAAATAAAAGTGCATCTAAGTAATCCCAATCTTTTTCTACTATTACATCGGTAACTGGCCAATCCATGTTACTAGTAAATAAAACTGGTGGCGTTAGTAAATAATCATTTAAATTTACAATAATTTTACCAAATATAATTCTGTTATCATTGTATGGTGTTTTTTTATATCCCACAGAGTGTTTAACAATACTAGAATGATAACTTAATATTGTTTTTAAATAGTCAGGATCTCTTATGTTATCGGTTGCCCATTGGTCGTACAAATAATCACCAATTTCTTCTATTGGTAGATTATCAATTATTCTATGAGAGCCAAAATAACCTAATAAATTTTCTAAATTCTTTATGGTATTTCCTGAAGGCTCGACTAGTAAATGTTTACCCTTTTCAATTTCATCCCATTCGGTTTGTTCGCTGATTTCTTCTGGTTTCAGTTTCCAGTTCAAAGAACCATTCCAAATAGGAAGTCCCTCAATTACTGGATTTGGATTTATCTTTATCATCTTTTTCCTTTTTGTTATTACCAAAAATCTTTTCCCAGTTATCCTGGTACGCTCTTGGGTTCTTTGGATCAGTAGGCCTTTGCTTAGAGCCTTTGCCTGTGAAGTGTTTATCTGCTGACATGTATATTTTCCTTTGTGTTAATCAAAAAAATGCAGTTCCTTATATTTTCTAAAATGCGGTATCTTTTCATATGTATCGCAATCAAAGTCACAATTCTTACACCATTTTTCTATTGGGTGATCGCATGTAGGAAAAACAAAATGGTCTGGCACTTCTAAATTTTGATTCCGATAGTGCTGTTTCAACTCTTCTTGATCTTGTTTTGTCATCCTCTTCTCATTCTTGCAATGTCTATTGCTTGTGTTGTGCCTTTCATTACTGGTACTGCGTTAGACTTATGCATTGTAGCAATACCTGTTATAAGGTCGCCTGTGTACTTCATAGGCTCCTTCTTAGTGCCTTTACCATCACCTAGTTTGTTGAACTCGCCTTTCTTCATAGCCTCTTCCATAAGACTAGGATATTTTTCTCTATGCTCTCTGTCTAGTTCTGCTCTCCAGTTAGTTTCAGGTGTTCTAATCTTAAATGTACTTCTATCACGAGGATCAGGTTTTTTCTTGAGACCATAGCAGTACTCTATGTAATCTTCAAGTGTGTCGTATCTAAAGGCATGCATATGATTACGTTTGCAATCCTTGTTGTGTTTACGCCACCTAAGTTCTACCTCTTGCAACTTTGCTTTTGTCAACTTAGGCATCTTGCGTGTCTTACGAGTATTTATGGTACTCAGACCTTGTTGTAGATGCATTGTCATAGTTATAAATATAACACAATGTCTACCAAAGGTCAAGAAAAAAATGCCCCTATTTCATAACGGTGATGACCTAGTTTTATTTGTTCATGTTCCTAAATGCGGTGGTACTGCTATAGAAAATTCTTTTAGAAATGCTGGTTACGACTGGGGATATTTAAATGAGCCAATGAAGACAGGCTACGATGAAAAGCCATGTAATCCACAGCATTACCATGCAGAACTCATAGAAAAACTTATAATGCCCAGTGAAAATTGCACAGATCAATTTACAGTTATTAGAAATCCATATACTAGACTGATATCAGAATTTATGTGGCAAACTAATATTGGGCAATTAGTAACAGCAGAAGGATTTACTGATAACTTTTTTAAATATTTAGAAGAATTTACAATACAAAGACTTACTGCATATAAAACAAACGAGTTTCAATATAGAATGGACACTGATGCATTTTTAAGAAATAAGTTGTCATTTGTGTTTGATAACCACATGCGACCGCAACATCATTACGTTACTAGTGACTGGAACATTTATTGGTTTGAAGAAATGGATACAAAGTTCTGGCCTGAAATATCAAACAAGTACGGTATAACTATACCTGGTAGTATTAACCAGACTCTTGATAGAAAAATAGAAAGACCAACAGAACACAAAGGAAGCAATCAACAATTTAAGGATTTGTTTACTGAGTTTTACTACGAGGATTGTAAGTTGTTTGGTTACAACTTGCCTTTTTGATCATCCTCAAACAACTTTGCTAAATTATACCACATTCTTTCGTGCCCATAGTATAATATAAATTTAATAATTAAATCTGCTACAAACACGCCTGCTACTGCTTTTTGTGGCAATCCAAAAGATAATGCTATCAAGGCTGTTGTTATTGATGCTATAATACGCCACGTTACTGCTTTTGACAAGTGAAGTTTTTGCGATTTATCCATCAACTGTAGTCTTGTAGCATTTTCCTTATTTCTAATGCGTGTTGCTCTTCCATGCCAATCTGCCCTCTAGCATATTCTTCTAACATTATACTAGCATCTGCAACTTCTTCTAATAGAACTTTGTACATTTCTACAGCCGCCATTTCATGTGCTAAACTTTCTTGTAGAATTTGTTCAACACTATGATTGTGATTTTCTTCAATAGGCGAAATATTTTGACTTGGGTGACCGTTAAAGCCTGTGATGTATTCGCCTGCCTGCAAGGCGTGTGCTAAACTTTCATTGGCTTGTTCTTGTAAGAATGTCACGATAGGAATCCTATTAGGTCCTCTGACCATTAGTGAACTGTGAGCATAACGTACTACACCAGCCATTTCTAATTCCACTATTCTATTAAGTATATCGCATACTTTCGATTCATTTAAATCTTTCAATTCCATATATCCTTATTTTCCTAATAAACTCATTCCTAATTCTTTCATTATTCTCCGTAATTTGGTCCAACATCCAATCTTTTAATGTCGGTTTCTTCTAATATCTCTCCTGCCCAAACTTCGACTATACGCAACGGCACTTGGCCTGGGTTACTTAGTTTGTGTGTCTGTGCTGGCCTAATATACACACTTTCGCCTTCTGGAATATAAAATTCTCTTTCAGGCATTTGTCTAGTAGCACCTTGTTTAAGATGTCCTATACCGCTTAATACTATCCAGTGTTCGCTTCTGTGAAAATGAAATTGATCACTAAGTTCTTTACCTGGATCTATCTCAAGTTCCTTAACAACATATCCTTCACCGGCATATAGTTGCCTGTATCTGCCCCATGGTCGTTCAATGACTGTGGTTGTGTAATCTTGTAATAACTTACTACTACTTGCAACTTTGGCTTCACCGCCAATGCCGAACTCTAGTGCTACATCGTATTTATTGCATATATCTGTTTCTCGTATTCTTTTAGTATCACTACGATCACCGCCATTGCAAAAACATATTCTTGCATCAGGATTTCTAATTGCAAAATTCATAATAGCATTACTGCTACTATCATCTGCATCTTGAGATTGTATGATTACTTGACTTACACACTTCATTTCTTCCAGTATGGCTTTTCGCTGAACTTGATCCATAAATGGTCTGCCTTTCTTTCTAGTAAGCCATTCGTCGCTGTTAAGTAGCACTATTACATTGTCTGCTAACTTACTTGCATCTTTAAACATTTGCAAATGTCCAAGATGCACAGGATCAAACCCGCCACTAACGAGTGCGTAATCATATTTCATTCTTACTTCCTTGCCCAATCTCTTTGTTGCATGAGCCTCTTAGTTGCACGATATTTGTTTAGTGATCTTTTACCTTTAAGGTGTTTTTGGCCAACTGTTGCTGGAGGCATTGCTTCCCCTCTCATTATTTTCTCACGCAACAATTTTTGTCCTTTTTTAACACCTGTGGCTTTTACTCTTTTACGTTTAGCACTTGGTTTTTCGTAGTATTCTCTTTTAGCAAGTTCTTTTTGGAAATTATCTTTTAATAATTTTTTCTTTAAAGTTCTGATTGCTTGGTCTACATTACCATTGCGAACGTATATTGCAGAATCAAATGGATCACGTGGCTCGAACTTCTTTTTGAAGTCTTGCTTCTTTTTGTAATCATATTGATATCCTTTCTTGATATCATTTCCTTTAAATTTGTTATTCAACTTTACCTCTTTTTTAATATTATTTTTATTATACTAGTTATCATCTAGTTTGTCAACCTCGTTGATATACGAAATTGTACTGTGATCTAGATCGTTAATATACATTTCTTTGACTTTTTTCTCTTTAAGATCTGTTATATTATATGTTAAATCTATAAAATATGCTTCTAAAATACTTCTTATACCTCTAGCACCTGTTTTTATTTTGATTGCTTCTTCTGATACTGTTTTATAAAAGTTATCTGTAAAGCCTATAATTATTCCTTCAAGTTTGTATAACGCCTTAACTTGATTGCTAACACTATTTTTACTTTCTTGTTGTATGTGTATTAAGTCATTAACATCCAAAGTTGTTAAACCTGCTAAGACAGGTACCCTTCCTACTAGTTCTGGTATTAATCCGTATTGTATAATATCTTCATGTGTAGCATGTAAATAAACATCTTTGTCTAAGTCATTTTCGCTATCAAGTGCAGATTTAAATCCTATTTTATTTTTCTTGTTTACTCTTGCTTTAATAATTTTATCTATTCCGACAAATGCTCCGCCCAATATAAACAAAATATTATCAGTGCTAAATTCTATTTTTTCACTTGATAATTTATTTGAACCAACGTTTATGTACGTTGTTGTGCCTTCTATTAATCTCAAGAGTGCTTGTTGGACGCCTTCGCCACTGACATCACGTGTAGATGTGTTAGACTCACTGCTACGAGCCTTTTTATCTAATTCGTCGATAAACACTATGCCTTTTTCAGCAAGAGCAACATCTCCATTGGCGGCTTGTATTAATCTTTCAAGTACACTTTCTGCATCTTCACCGACATACCCTGCTTCAGTTAATGTGGTTGCATCTGCTATTGTAAAAGGTACTTTTAGTTTTTTAGATAGTGTTTTAGCAAGTAATGTTTTACCAACACCAGACGGACCTAGCATTAGTATATTACTTTTTTCTATTTCGACGCCATCTACTACAGGTGAATCAATGCGTTTATAATGATTGTATGCACTTACACTTAAAACTTTTTTGGCATATTCTTGCCCTACAATATATTGGTCTAAGTACTCGCGTATTTCTTTTGGATCAGCAATGTTTTCTAATTGTAAGTCATCATCGTCGAACTCATCGTCTATAATTTTATATGATAAATCTATACATTCGTTGCAAATGTAGACATCTGGACCTGCAACAAGTTTATTAACTTCGCTTCTATGCTTGCCACAAAAATTACATGATAGTGAGTTTTTATCTGTGCTGTTGTCTTCTGTCATTAACTTTTAGGTTTCTTAATGTAGTATTTACTATCTGTAGGATTTTCTTTGTTATCTACTGGCAATTCAGTTTTGGGAGTAAATGTCCAACTGTTTGGTACTTTTGGTTTTGGTTTAGGTGCTACTGGAACTTCGACTATTTTTTCAACAATTCGCTCTGGTCCGGGGACTTCGACTTCCACGATTCTTTCCACGATTCGCTCTGGTCCGGGGACTTCAACAATTCGCTCTGGTCCGGGAACTTCGACTTCGCGAGTGACCACGACCTCCTTTGTGACAGGGACCTCCTTCTCAATTGTGACAACCTTCTCGACCTCAACAGGAACCTCCTTAATAACTTCCTTAATGATTTCTTTTTCTATTATAACTTCTTTAGGTTTTATGTCAAGCGAATTCTTAACATCTTCGAGATTTTCTAGTGTTCGTTTATACTTATCGTTTAATTCGTCTAATTGCTTTTGATACCTATATTCTGAATCTTTTAATTCGGTTTCAAGTTCGTCGATTTTTAAATTTTTTTTTTGGTGATACTGTCGTAGTTAGCAATAACGTTGGCAACAATTTCTGCTTTAGAAAATTGAGCAGGTATTTCAACACCACCATCTAGTGCCATTTGTAAAAGTTGCGATTTAGTCTTGCCACCTAATATTTTGTTTAGGTCGTCTTCTAGTTTTTCTGTTTTCTCAATTTGATTTACAATGTCTGCTGTTTTTTGATTGTCAATATTAACAATTGGCTCATTGATACTTTCAAAGAAAGTTTTATCTCTACCATTGTAATCACTCATCACATCAGCGGCATCATCAACAGCACTTGGCAGTGGTTTGTAATCTTCGTCTGATATTTCCTCTACTACTTCTCTGCCTGTTGCTTCATCGATTTCAAATTCTTCCACACTTTCTTCCGGTTCTGGGTCTGGATCTTTTGGTGGTAGTGGAGGACCACTGCTTTCTAAGTTAATACCATGACGTAATAATGTTTGGTTAGCGGCAATAACTAGCATAACTGCTAGTGGATCAAATACAAATACTAATAGTAGAATGAATAAACGTATTGCCTGGTCTAACACATCACGTTCGTCATTACCATATATTAATTGTGCCAAGTATTTAATTGGTCCTACTTCTCTATCTAGTGTCCTAACTTTTTGTTCTGCGTCAAATTTCTCGTCTTTAAGTGCTACTATGTTACTGTAAATGGCGTCAATGTCGCTGTTAAAAGTATCTATCTTTATTAAGTTATCATCTGCCTGCGATGAACTCTGGCCACGCAATCTGTTAATTTCATCATTAGCACCTTTAATAGTGTCTTGCGCCTGTGCCCTGTAATTGTCAATTGCATCTTGGAAAACTTTAATGTCTTTACTTGCTTGATCTCTTAGTCTAATCTTCTCATCTCTGATTTCATCTCTTTCATCTGTTTGGCTATTTCGCAGTTCGTTAGCCTGTGCTACATAATCTATCTTTTCTGTTTCAGCACCTTGGAATATTCCGCCTTCGTCGAGTGTGATAATTTCTATACCTTTACTTCTTAAATCATTTACTGCTTTATCTAGTTCTGCTAATCTACTATCCTGTTGAGAGAGATCTACTGTGAGTTGTTCTCTAACTGTGGTTATTTGTTCTTGGTTGTAATCAATGTCACCTTGAACTCTAATCCAAGCACCATCTCTGATTTCTTCTTGTTGTGTTATGCTAGAACTAACATCAATGGAACCACCGATGCTTTGTATTCTGTCTTCTAATATTACAATTTTATTTTCTTCTCTGGCTATTTGAGCATCTACACGTTCTACTATTGCTACAGCATCTCCTGTGTTACTTGCTTGATCTCCAGCGGCTTTGCTGAGATAACCAAAGATACCTATACTTGTAATAACCATTAGTATGACAACTGCGGTCGTGAGGTAGGCCCGTAACATTAAGGATGTTTCGTTCCAATATCTGTACAGCCAACTTGCTGTTAGTAGTTTACCTACTTCAAGTGTGCCAGCCATTACGGCTATACTCAGTGGCATACCACTAAATAGTAGCATTAAGCCGACTATGGAAAACCATGCGGCAACACCGGCAATAGCCAGAGCAGTTATTAATGTTAGAATACCAAATATCATATACATATTTATCGGATAATATACACATATGAGAACAATTTTCGTTAACGCAACTGTAAATCCTACCGATTATAATACAGTACAGAAAAAAATAGCAAAAGCCTTTATCTCAGATTCTATACATGATAAAGACTATAACACACTTAATTATGTTAATAAACATGATTATATTAGGTGGGTATTACACAGGTCTAAACGTTTACGAAGAGAAATTTCCGTTAATTTGACATCAGATCATTTTATATATCCAGTATCAATTGATATTAACGAAGCAATCAATGTTGAAAGTCCGTTTTGGGTAGATTTAGTAAAAAGGTTTGAACCTATTCAAGATTGGCGTGTTGTTATATCTATTTCGGAGAAAGCGGCATTTAGTTTGCAAGGTGCAATTTTTAGTAAATTTTTTAATCATCCAGAATTTAGTGCTATGGTGAGTGATATTTGGGAATGTGGTCCTCAAAAAGATACTAAACCGCAAACAGGAAGTGATGATAACGTTGAAGTATGGGAATACTTTGTAGAAAATTGTAAACGACATCTTAGACCTGCAGGAGAATGTAAACATAAACGATTTTATATAAAATCTAATTCAGACAAGGATTATACACATTTTTTACAGTCACAAGGCGTAGATTTCGAAGTTGTGCCATTTGAATATTTTTTATTCGATGTAAACAATACATGTGGTATAAAGTCTTCCAGAAATATGGATATGATGGATTGGGAAGAAGCAATGGACGATCAGCCATTTGATATAGAAAAAGTTATGGATAGTGTTTGGCATGATGACAAGGAATATGATGCATTGCTTTTAAATAGGATGCCAAAGCAACACAGACTAACAACTATTATAGAAGCAGAAAAACGCGGATTGCTAGATAACATGATATGGAGTTGTGGCGCAGAACCAATGGGCATGGTAACACCTGGAGAGGATCATGAATTAGATAGTAAAATTATTAATATGTTACCAAAACAAGCAGAATTTGAACCGCATGATAACATATCAGGAAACAATATACCTATTCGCCACGACAGGAAATTTAATTTAAAATGGCCACAAAAATGCAAAGTAAACATAATTACAGAAAGTCAAGCAAGAGATTTGATCATTGAGCATACACCTCCACACCCGGTAAGATTTTTAACAGAAAAAACATTTAAAGCAATGGCGTGGGGAATGCCTTTTCTATTTGTAGGCAACCAACATGGCCTGCAACGTATAAGAGATTTAGGTTTTAAAACATTTCCAGAGTGGTTTGATGAAAGTTATGATGACCTAGAGAATTTTAATTTACGAATACAAGCCATGTTTGATTCCTTCGAAAAATTTCTATCAGAAGAGCATAGCATTGAAGAAATCAAAGATTCGCTTGTACATAATTTTAATATGATACATGACACATATTGGGTATCTAGCAGATTAGTAGATCCGATGCGAATTATAATTGATAGAATTGACGAACAAAATATAGATGATTAATATTTTTGTACCTTTAGATATAAGCACTTATGCAACTGGATATTTTGTTGATGAAACAAAAGTTCAACATATGGAAAACGAATTAAGTCTAACAGGTAAGGATTATATTGAACACGATATTTTTCATGTACTTTCAAGATCTCCGATGTACAATAGCGATTTGGATTTTTCGAAGTATGATAAAAAAGTGTCGATCAGTCCATTTAGGCTTGCAGTGGATGATATTGATTTATTAGATCAAATAGGCAGACGACTGTCTGATTCATACGACGACGAAATAATAATTTATATTACTATGAGTGAGCATCTTGCCTGTGTCCTTTCGCGTGAATTTTGGCTAAAGGCAGTTCCTAATTTTAATATAGTTATATCAGATGTATGGGAACCAGAATTTTTAGACCATAATCCAACACTATCTATGTATAATGTTTTTGAGTTTATTAAAGAATGCAACGATGCAGTAGCACCTTTTAATATCAATATTATAAAACCTAATTCACATAATGGTTTACAAAAATGGTTAACTGTAAATAAAATTCCTGCAAGTATTGTAGTATTTGAATATTTTTTATATGATACATGGGTGCAAAGTGGTGTCACCTACCATGGGTCTAAGTTAGATAACAAGACAGACTTTGATATAAATTCATTTTTTGAATTGCAACAAAAAACAGAAAAAAGTAAAGATTTGTTACTGTTAAACCGTACATACAAAGCACACAGAGCCGCTATAGTTAACGATTTGTACAAGGATGGGTATTTAGATAATAGTTTTTATAGTTTACAAGAAATTAATGAAGTAGGAGAAGCAAGTGATATTTTAAAAGATTTCACGTTGCCTATTCTTGCTGATAGCGAACCAGAGCATAATATAAGTGTTGATGGATTTATGCAACATGACTCTGTTGCAAATTATGACTGGATTCTTAAATCAAAATTATATGTTGGCACAGAAAGTTATATGTCAGTGGAATCTCAACTACTTCAGCAGGGTTATACGCATTACCCTATTAGGTTTATCAGTGAAAAAGTGTTCAAACCAATTGCATGGGGAATGCCTTTTGTAATTTTAGGAAATGCTTTTAGTTTACTTAAAGTTAGACAATTAGGGTTTAAAACATTCGACGGTCTTATAGATGAATCGTATGACAAAGAAACTGATGCTGAAGTTAGATACAAGATGGTACTAGATTCTATAAAAACATTTCTAGATAATCCCCCTGATAGAGATAAAGTTTTGGAAATTTGTAAATTTAATTTAGATTTATTTTATAGCACAGATTTTCAATTAAATCAATTTGCCGACATGGCAAATCTGTGTGTAAACAATTATTATAATTTTAGAAGGAAAGTAGACGAAGAATTCAATCAGTAAGGGCACCGGTTACTTTTTCTACGTTCTCTATATCATTATATATCTAATTGCTCGAGCAGTTAAGGGTGCCGTCCTCTATGCAATTAGGAATAGTTTAACTATTCTTTCTCCGTTTATTGTACGTCTTCTATGAAACGCAATTTTTGATGGTCGTTAAGTTCAACAGTAGCACTATTATGCTCATGTTCTCTTACTGTGGTCTTTTGTACCCAACATCTTCCATTTGTTAATTCCTTAACAATTTCATCTGCTTTGTCAAAAGCCATTTCAGCAAACCTTTCACAACCTGTATGCGATACTACTCGCATATCAATTAGACCTTTGGCTTGTAACAACTCAATGGTTTCCATTTCTGGATCATTCTCTGCTACCAAGTAAGTATGATCAAACATGTGTTTCAACCATTCTTTAAGTGGCTTCAATCCACCAAAGTCTACTATCCAGTTACTCTCGTCAAGTTCGTCTCCACCAAAGGTGAATTCAAACTGTAGAGCATAACCATGGATTAAGTTACAGTGACTATCTGCCTTCCACTGCCTAAACGCACAACTGTGGCCAGTTGAATGCGAATATGTTTTACCTGAATAAAATCTTTTGTTCATCTATATGCCTCAAATAGTTTTACTATTATAAGATCTATTTAGGCATCAGTCAACCTATTTTTTATAAATTCTGGTAATTACTTCTTTTTCTTTTCCATTATGGCAACTGCTTTGTCGTATTCTTTTTTATCAATTACGCCTTCAGCAAGTAGTCTTGTTCTGTTTGCCATATGTCTTTCATATAACTCTTCTTTGCTACCACCATAGTAATCAACACAATGACCTGCGTCCATTAGTGCTGTTACTACACTACATTGCTCGCCATCTTTGTCAATAATAAAATCACCAAGGATACGTCCGAACTTGCCTTTCATATCTTCGCCATCTCTATTGATTTGTGTTTTTAGAATTGAGGTTTTACCTAGCATTGCCTTAAGAGCATTCTTAGCCGCAATACCAAATACCTTTTCGACCTTATCGCTTGTTCGACTTTCTGGGGTGTCGATACCCATTATTCTTACTCGTTCGTCGCTGAGTACCACACCAAAGCCTAAATCTATGTCTACGTCTACTGTGTCGCCATCAACAACTTTGAGTATCTTACATCTATACTCGTACATTGTTTTACTCCTACTCCCACCTACGGGATTATAAGAGTATTTATCTAATAGACTTATAAAATTTGTGGTTACCAATTGTGGTGACGAGTGTCATATGAGGTGCCCAAAACGGCTCAATGAAGTTTGCATGATAATGATCTGATCCATCTGTTAATCCTAAACCTAGATCATGATTGATTACACCATATGCAACATCTAATGCTCTTTGCCAACTGTCTGGCTCGGTAGGTTCATCACTGATACCATCGCACCACCAACTGAACTGGCACATACCTTTTACTGGATTGAAGATGCGTTCTTCTTGACGCAAGTCTTCAAACCTAGCAGTTTTCCAACTTTCATATACAGGGCCTTGTTTAACTACTTCACAAATAGTGTTTGGAAAAGCCACACTTTTGACTCTATTGATAGTGACATCTGCTACTGCCCACATTCCTGAGGTTCTTTCGCTTCTTGCTTCGTGATAGATATTCAATGCTAGGCATTCTGCTTCTTGACGCAGATCTAACGGTCCTATCATTGATGCTTGTACTGATGTACAGAAAAATGTTGCTATCAACATCAACTTCTTATACTTGTTCATATCTCTTGCCCCTTTATATAAACTATATTATAACAAATTTGTGTGAATGTGTCAACTATTTATACTTTAGTGTCTTCTGCTCTATGCACTCTTTTGCGTAAAGACGTACTGCTAAAACTGTGATCTCTGCCGTTATACACTATCTTACTGCCACGTTGTTTAGCAATATCTTTGCCTGTAAAGTCTTTGTTTTTATATTCGTCACCTAGTACTCTAACATCTATTGGTAATGTAAGAAGTAAGTCTAGTAAGTCTTGCTCGGTGTTGTAAATAACTATTTCATCTACATACTTAACTGCCGCTAGTTGTATTTGTCTTTCGACTATTGTTTGTACAGGTTTATTTTTTTCTGGTCTGTCTTCTGTTGGATCGTTTTGTAATCCTACAATTAAATAATCACAGTGATGTTTTGCTTCTTCTAGCATTGTGATATGTCCTGCATGTAGCAAGTCAAAAGTAGAACAAGTAAATCCTATCTTTCCGCAATCTTTATAATTTAATTTCATCTCTGACTACTGGTTGTTTACTGTAATCTAACTCACCTGCTGTAATCTTGCAAGGAATAAATTTAGCATTGTTAATAACTTTTCTAAGTTCTTTATCTAACTTAGTTCCATCGTTTAGTAGTTCATTGCTGTAAGGAACTTCTACTGTGATTGTTGCTCTGATAATTTTCATACTATGTGTTGCTCTCTACTCTTCTTTGCTGTGTGCTTAACACCTGACTTAGTAACATATTCATTTGTGATGCCTTTGGTACCGCCACCTTCACTCAGCAGTAAACTCACAATAGCAATCAAACTTGCTATCATACCTGCCGCTAATATTACTCCGTCCATTATTTGTATTCTACTTCTACGGCCATGCCGTTATCTTGAACAATATTTATGTGTTCAAATTCAAACTCGTCCCCTGTTACTTGTTTCCACAATTGCCATTGTGTCATGACAGTTTTGTCGGCGCCTCTTGTTCCATGCAGATGCATAATTTTTGCATCGTCTATGTTTGCTCCATTCCATGCTTCTATTTGTGCTATGTAATGTGGATTAGATATTGCTTGTGGTACAGCATTCATCATTTGAAAATTCATTGTTGGGTTATGCCATTGGTTAACATCTTTGTTTTCGCTGTACATCATTTCATTAAATATAATTTGTTCTGTTCCCCAAATGTTGTAGTCCCAATCGTTAGCATACTTCCAACCTAAGTCCCAAACTTCCTGTGACATTGTTTTAGGATAGTATCGTACACCTGCATTAAAGTAATGTTGATGTTGTAATCCATATTTGTTGTTTGCATCTTTGCCGCCTAATGTTTTAGGATCTGTGTAATTAAACATTTGAAAGTGTTCCAGTTGATCAAACACATTTACTGGCTTTAGCATAATTGTATCTAAGTCTAAAAACAGTATATTGTTTTTGCCACCATCCCACATTTCATAAACTTCGCCAAAGTTTTTATCAAAAACTTCCTGGTAACTGTCTACTTCATTTTCAATGATTTCAAAATCCCAGTCGCCTTCTAGAAATGTATCAACACTTTCGCATACTATTTCGCTCATACTAGAATACAGTTTAAATGTATTATCCGCACCCTGGTCTGTATTATATTCTAATTTATCGTTGTTCTTAATACGGCAAAGGGCCATTGAGACTATGTTTGACATGGTTTTTTCCTATTCTTGCTCATATTTAACTGTTTTTTACCTATTATGAAACGGTTTAAGGCAGATCCTGTAAATATATTATGTAAATGAGGTTGTGATAAAATTCTCACAACCTTTAACAATTTGAGTCCCTCTGATGAAACTCTAAGATACACGATATCAGAATACATCCACCTCATTTACTTTTTTAGTTTCAACTGCTCTATTGTATAGTTGCTCACTTGCTAGATTCTTAGCCTTTGCCTCGCATTGTATATCGAACTCATCTAAAAACGTTAATGCCCAGTCATTTGCATCTTGATTAGGATAGTAGTCAGAATGTGCTCTTAGTTTTTGTTTCTTGCCGCCTGTCTCTAATAGATCGGGTATGGAGTGTAAGGTAGTGTGCCTGTTCGACTCATCAATTCTACTTGACTGATTGAGCCATTCATCCCTGCTATAACTATAATGTATAGTAGGCCTAACACCACGCCAACTGTCAATGACCATTTTAACACGGTCATCATCTGCTTGTATATATTCTTCATCTCTAATCCAATGATGATGTATGTCTAGCACTAGTGCAACATGATCTTTCAGCATAAGACTTGCGTCTAAGCCATGACACATTTCGTCATTCTCAATAGCAATAGTGTTCCTAGCCTCAGGGGAAAGCCTAGGCAATACATCTATGATACCCTGATATCCACGTCTACCTGATATGTGTACATTTAGTTTCATATCCATAAACTCTTTGCCGTAACCCATCCATCTGGCCATATCAGCATGATACTCGAATTCGTCAATGCTACGTTCTACGACGTCATCATTGTCCGAAGCAAGGACACAAAACTGACCAGGATGAAAACTAATCCGAACATCACGCTCACGAGCATGATCACCAATTCTTCCAAATCCACGGGCAAGTTCCTTACGAACTGTTTTATCTTCGAAAACATATCTCCAACTGGGTTCAGTTGCCATTGGTATTTGGTTACTGCCCAGTCTAACCATTCTCCTGCCTGCAGGTAAACTGCTGGCGTAATCAACGAGGTTGTAGGCACTTTGCATGTTGTGTTCAACTATGTCTAATAGTTTTTGTTCAGCAACACTTTTTTCTTGTCTATTGCACCATGCAACAGTTGTGCCTTTCTCGGTGTATTGTTGTTGTATTTCTTTTAATACTTTAGGTTTCTGTGTTTGATCGCTGTCTAAGTATTTACAACAAAAACCAATTCTTTTAACTGAGTTGTTAAACATTATACACCTTTAGGAATGTTGATATATGTTTTGCTTCATATATGTGTTTTCTTTCTTTATTGAATTTAGGTTGTGGTGCTTCTAGTGAAGTGTAGTGTTTGTACAAATGTTCTGAAATTTTTTCAACTTTACGTTCTAGATAATGCAATGGTTCTCCGTTTTTGTATACTTCATAATAAGGTTTGTACATATCTGTTCTGCCTAACTTGCTGACATCACCTGTTTGATTGTATGTATGTACACCTTCGAATAATGCAGGTGTTTCGTATAATGATATATCCACAAGCATATTATACTGGTTTAGGCTGGTGTTTGTCAAGTCTATTATTGTTTTACCTGCTTCGTCGGTTGGCTTGCCTATTATTGCAATGTCTATGTCCCATGTAGGCAAATGCGGAAATGCACCGTGCATAAAGATATCATGATTTGGAAAAGCATTAACTAAATGCTCTACAGCAAATTCGCAAAAAGTTTTGACGTCTGGCGGATTCCAAGCAATGTCTGTTTTTATGTAGTCGCCTGCCGTATATGTAAAGTTGTCTGTATTTGATTCAGATACCATTCTACCCAATCCGTTTTTGTGAGTACATTGTAATTATGTTCGCAAATTTCTTTAGTTTTATCATGTATCTCGGTTACTTCTAATTTAGATAAATTATAGCATAATTCAACTGCTAGGTCAACTCTTTCTTTTGGTGTATTTGCATTATAGTAATCTTCATTCCACATGCTATTAAATGTTTTAAAACCCATGTCTGTGAGATACTTATCTACCCCTTTACCTTTACCTATTAAGTGTATGAATGGTCTTTTGTGTTTTATAGGTTTGATTATTTTTGCAGTATAGAACATAGTAGCACCTACCTTTTGTTCTACATCATGCCAGTCTTTTTCGTAAACACCAGGTACTGTGTTTGCCATTGAATCTACAGTAATTGTGACTGCACTATCTTTAAAAATAATTCCGTCCAGATTGTTACGATCATTTAAATGAAAGCCGCCAGTAAACCTACTAGATTCTGGTATTTCTTCTGGGTAAGAATTATGCACATCAAGTTGTATCATTGTGCGTGGTATTTGTAATTTACAGTATTGCATAAACTCGTTTGTAAAATGATGTTGCTTATGCATATCAGTATTAATTGTTCTGTATGCTGACCAATGCGTATCTTTTAATAAATCTTTTTCAAACAAACCTTGCAGTAGCATAAATCTATCATAATGAAAATTACCTGCTAAGAAATTAAAATGTTTAGTTGGTGTAGTATCAGGAATTTCGTGAATAATATAATGTGTTATGAGGTGCAACGGATAATGTACATGTAAAAAGGGTGTATTTTTAATTCCGTTTAATGTTGGCTCTGCTAAAACCACCCTGCTTGGGTCAATTGAGTTACTGACACAATACTCTAAAATTTTATCTAAGTCTATTGCTTCAAAGTTCTCACCTTGCTTTAGTGGCTTTGGTATAGGTAAGTCATACACATCTATTAGGTTCATACGATCATAGAACTGCATAATCTTATTTTTTTGCGTACTAGGTAGTAATGACATTAGTGACATGTGTGTATTTAATAAGTAACCTGTCACTATTCTTTGATTTACGATAAATACTTTTATCAAACATACACACATATACTATAACCGGTTAAAAATATAAGTGGAGAAAAAATAATGGCAGACACTAAAAATTATGGATTAAAAGGTGTAGGCGCCAATATAGAATTAGGCAAAAGAGGCAACACGATCGAGAGCGATGGCGGAAACGTCATCCTTAAAACGACCGCTGGTGCATTGGCCACAATCGCAGGAGCAAACGGTACTGCTTCAAGTCATTTCGTAACAAAAGCACAGATGGACGCAGGTCTATCTGGTAGTGCTGATGGATTCCAAATTAGTTTGGGCGACGTTACGTCTTATGGTGACGGAAGTTATGCCGGCGGTGCAATAACACTAACAGATAGTACTAAAATTTCAAGTGCGATCGATACACTAAATGAAACGTTAGGCTTGTTAGTACCAACAGCACCAGGTGATTTTCCAAACAGTGAAACTTTAACAGTTTCAAGTGTTGGAAGTGCACCTTACCTAGCAGATGGCTCAGTTCCAGATAGAACCTCAGGAGGCACACTACCAGCAAGTGCAGGTGCAAGTGTGACTCGTGTTACTGATACAACTCCAAATTCAAGTCAAGTAGACAACTTTAGATCAGACTCAGGAACGTTAGCGGCTGTAGTCAATGGCTCTACCTCAGGTAGTGTTACATTTGACGGCACAGACAAAGATGGTACTTATACTGATTTACTCGTTAGCGGATATGCAGACTCACCAAGTGATACCCCAGGATTTTATACAGAAAGTGATGCACAAATTAGAATTGCATCGGCTCTAAGTACAGGGTGGAATAGAATCCAAATGACAAAAACTGATACAAGTGACACTAATGAAGTGTACTTTGTAGTAGATGATCTAACAGGATCACCAACAGTTGCGTCAGGAACTATAACAGGTGACACTAATGGTACAACAGCATACAGTTCAGGTATTGAACATTTTGGTTCAAGCGGTGCTGTAACTATTGGCAATTTGACAATGACGAATTTGGCAGGAGAGACATATAGAAATGGTAACCCTATTTCCGTATCTGGCTCTGATAGCATAATCAGTACACAGTCTTACTCTTATTCAGACGTAGGCGTATCAACTCCGATTACCAGACAAACAACAAGTGCTCAATCCTTGAGTGCTTTAACAGTAAATGTTAATGGTTCTAACAGACACACGTCAGGAACATTAACAGTAACAGGTACAAACGTAAATGGTTCAGGCTCTCAGTCTGTATCAGGTACAATATTACTCAAAGCAGGCACGGCGCGAAGCAGTGATGTAGATGAGCAAAACATATCTATACCATCAGGAGCAACTGGCGGTAATAGAGTAGACTTAGGTTCAAGTGCAACAGGTGATACACCTTTAGGCGCAGGCAACCTTCCAAGTAGTAGTTTAACATGGGACAGTACTCAAGACTTAACAGCAAGTGGCTATGCTCACGAGGCTGGTGTAGTTGCAGGTATTTTATCCTCTGATCAAACTGATTACACATCAGGCTATTGGCCAAATGAAAATGTTGTAGACTATAGTGGCAAAGATGCTACTCAGTATATGACATTCTATTTTGCCAAATCAGCCGTTAGTACTTTTAGTATTAGCATAACAGGTTCTTATACAGGACTATATATAGGATTGCCAGGGGTTAGTGATAGCAATAGCACATCACCTAACGCAACTGGCGGAGCATGGTATGATGCATTTACATTATATGATGGCTCAGGTAACCCAGGTGGGGTAGGCAATGGCGCAGGCTGTGGCAATGGTTCAATTGCAAGTGGGAGTTCCGGCTCAGTTTCAATTACATTAGGTACAGAAAGCACAACAAACGCCACCAATAACGTTGTTTTGATTAGAGTCAAACTAGGTAGTTCAGACTCTATATCAGCAATTAGTGTTTCTTAAGGAGGAATGAATAATGGCAATTACAGATAGCGATAAATTAGATTTCCTTTGGAAGAAGGTCGTATACGGTGTAACCGAAACGAACATTGATGGCAAAGACGGACCTAACGAAATTTACAAGAGTGAAACTTTAACCCTTGCACAAGACGTTTGGCAAAAATCCTCAGATATACCTGCAACAGCACCTACAAGTAGTGCAGACACACCAGTGAAATATTATGGTGCGAACTCGGCCAGTGGCGATTACGTTGCTGAACCAATTCAAATGGTTGCTGACCCAACCGTTTCAGGAGGTAAGACATGGATAGCAGTGGCCGATCCGACAGGTAACGTTGTTCCAGGTAGTGCTAATAGACTAAGAGACTTTATACCACCTTCGATTGGTAGTACATATCTTGCTAAGGTTTATACAACTGAATCAAATGCTAAAGCAGATTCAAGTAAGATGAATGCGTTAAGTTCCAATGAAGAATGGGTGTTCGATTATGCGGCAGGTATTTTACACTTCCCAAATAATGTACCATCAGGTATTAGTAGCAATGTATTTTTAGTTGCTCACCAATACGTTGGTACAAAAGGTGTTGGTGCTAGTTCTAGTGCAAATGGCTTGGTTTTTGCAACTGCTAACGTTTCATACGATAGCGGTACTGCAAATATATTCCTAGTCAATAATGCAGTCAGAGCCTCAGCAGTTATAATCGAAGTTGATGCGGCATGGACTGATGCTAATAACACAACAGCAATTACTGTTGGTTCTAGCACAGATACAGATTTATTATTTAAGGCAAGTGATATTGATTTAACATCAGCCGGACAATATAGATCAGACTTCCATTACATATGGCCAAGCAGTTCAACGGTGCAATTAGTAGCAGAGGTAACTCAAGGTACCGCTTCGGCAGGTACAGCCAGAGTTTCCGTGGAAATTGAAACAGAAGGTTCTATACAACCTACAGATTACGGACTTGTTACAGATAACGGTTCAATATAATCCAAAGATAGAAATCAAATCCCCCTTATTTTAGGGGGATTTTTTTGGCCAAAATTTCTATCTCTGAGATAAATACATGTATGAAGATAGATGAGGCACTAAACGGATTACAAGGACTCAATAATAACGGTGGCGAAATGCCTCGCGTTAGAAAAGCAAAAAAGATTGAGAAAATTGTCTCAGGTAAAAAACATAAAAATTTTAGAAAAGGACCAATGAACATTGACCTTTCAAAGTTAGGAGAAGACGAAGTGGAAAATAACGATCCAATATTAAACAAATTAAAAGAAAAATATGCAAGTAAGAAGTATGCAAAGACTAGTGATAAAAACACTATGAAAGTAAAACCAACTACTGGACATGAATCCCCTAATAAAATGCGTGGTAAAATGGTAGGCGAAGCACCAGACAAAATGGGCGGAATGTATATGAATAAAGACCAAATGGCAACTACTAAAAAACCTGCTAGACAATCTACTAAAGCCGATATGCAAATACAAAGAGATCTTGCAAATGCGGCACGAACAGTATTTAATCACGAAGAATTTAGAAAGTATATGGTGCAGATGCATGGTAGCAAAACTTATGACGCAGTTAATCAAAATTTAGTTAAGTATCAAACTGAATTCCAAAATGCTCAAAACAAAGCAAGAGCAGAAAAAGAACTTAATAAGCCTAAACAAGATTTCAGTAAGTATGATGAACCAGCATTTAAAAGAAGAGCACCTATTAATACAAAAGTAAGCAAGAATCCTATTAACAGTCCTATTACTAGAGCAAATCATCGTAACAATACAGCCGCGGTAGGTAAGGTTGATCCTAGGAACGAAATTAGTTAATGAACTGGTTATTAATCTTATCACTTAAGGCAATACTATCAAGTATTATAGGCAGTAGTTTTTATCAATGGTTTAAAAACACAAAGATGGGCGTATGGTTCCAAATCAAAATGGACAACACCATGGAATGGGTAGCAAAGCGATACGACTTAGAAATAGCAAGTAGAGAAGAAAAATGGTTAGCACAATATCCCCTATTAGGCAACCGCATAGTACAACTTGAAAAAGAAGTTGCCAATCTTAAAAAGAAAAAGTAAATCATTCATCATAAATAATTCCTGTAATTAAACCAGGAGAGAGATGGCAAAAGCGGCAAAGAAATCAAACAGAACCCAAACTAGGAAATGTTCCAGTATAGGTAGTGGCGGCAGAGGTAGACGTTGTAAAATTGGCATGTCTACAATGAATAAACACAAAAAACGCTCACATAAAAAATACAACGGACAAGGGAGATAACATGCCGATAAAATTTAAACCATCACAAAAAACATTCATCAAAGGTAAAGGTACTAACATAGAACACTTTTACATCAAAAATACTCCTAAACAGGAATTAATAGATTATCTAAACAAAGGACAGAAGCCTAAAATCAAACAGAAGTGTAGCAATGAACTTGTTAGACGCGGCATTGAGATAGTTTGGAAAACTCCTTCAGAACAATAAAATATCTATAAATAAATTTATGCCTACTCAGTATAAATTTATCAAAAATTTTCTTTCCCCAATAGAATGCGATAACTTTATTGGTAAGTTGCCATTATTAGATATCAATACAGCACCAGCAATAGATAGAGAAAACGAGGAAGTACCGTTAGACACTTGGTATAGGTTAGAATTATTACCCACAAGAATTGAACTTAATGTATCTCATACAATCCTATCAAAAATTAGCAAGTTGTTAGAAAAGCAAGTATCTGCAATGGACAATAGGATGTATGTGATTAGATATCAAGAAGGAGAGTTTTGCGTCCCCCATGTAGATCCAACAGAAAAAACAATTATTATACAATTAAATTCCTCTTATACTGGTGGGGATTTTGTTTACAACAACGAAGTAATTCCAATGAATAAAGGCGATGCTGTAATTTTTTCAAATATAGATTCTGTACACGGTGTTAAAATGCTAACATCGGGTGAAAGATACTCTCTTGCTATGTGGCTAAAAGATGATATATAAGTATTTGGAAAACTCCTTCAGACGAATAAGTTCTGATAAATACTAGTATGAATTTACAATCATTACTAGAAGCAATAAACTACGCATCAGACAATCCCAAGGCAAACCCTGAAATAGTCAGGAAGTTTGCTGATGTAGATGCTAAAACCCGTACCTGGTACATTGGTCAATGGGCTGATAAGAAGGGTATAAAGAGCGATGATGCTATGCACATGGCAGGCTATGTACAAGATGGTTACATAGGCGCAGGTGCTTGGAACTGGCGTTATGTAGGTATGGATGATGATAACATCGAAGAGAAAGCACCAAGTGATGCAATTTATGGTATTTTTGCTGATGGCAAGGATGTTACTGCTAGGTATAGTAGTTTATCAGATGCCAAAAAGGCGGCAGAAGAATTACAACAAAGAAGTCCAAAAGTCAAATATACAGTCAAAAAAGCAGATCCAGAAAACATAGAAGAAGCAGAGGAAGATCCGTGGGATAGACATATGAGACAGATGGCTCCTATTAATAAGGCTAAAGGACATTTACCTTATGTAAATGCAGATCCTATTAATAAGGCTAAAGGACTTAACAAATGTGTAGACTGTGGCAGAATGGAAAAAGATTGCGAGTGTCCAGGACACGACCACGCAAATGAAGAGATAGATATGACAAACGATTTAAACGAAATCGAACAAAAGATGATGGGTGCACCTGATTATAATCCAGCAAGAGGTGGTTATACAAATAACATGATAGGCGAACCTGATGGTTATTACGATGCTGAAGAAAGACAAGAAGCATACGATCAATTACAGGATGCGTTAGCACAATCAAATAGTGTCGAAGCAGAGTATGTTAAAGACGGCCATTGTCCAGAATGTCCTAATGTAGAGGATAATGAAGATTGTTATGGATTTGGTAATTATGGTTGTGACGATGGTGAATTAACTTATGATGGCGACACAGTAAGTTGGAAGGCAATTAAAGACCATGATGAACGTCAAGCACAAAGACAACAAGCAAAAGATAACTATCCGGGCGACGAAGCAGTTATAGACTTTGCGGCTAGTACAGCCAAGCAATTAAAGTCAAGTGGGCAAGATCCTAGAGATACATTACAGTATGTTAATCAGGAATATCCAAATTTGGGCAGAGCACAAAGAGCCAGTTTAGTTGCCAAAGGAATGAAGAAAGCAGGTTTAACCACTGAAGATCAAGTGCCATTTTTACAACGATCAAATTCAGGGTATAAAAAAGCAGTAGATGATTTTAAAAAGTTGAATCCTGGTAAAACAGAAGAGGATTTTAAAGAATTAGGAACAAAACAACAAGAAAAATATCTTGACAAGTATTTAGAAGGCAAATCCCCACATAAGAAAGGCTCAGCAAAATACAAAAATCACATGGCGGCCAAACATGCTAGTATGGGAGAGAACATGAACGAAAATAAATGGAAAGAAATCGAAACCACTAGTGACTATATGTTGCCAGTAACAATGGATAATAGGCCATTAGATTGGCCCACATACTGGGAATGGGAACAGTCACATGGAGAAACAAAAAAAAATAGAGCAAGTTTACGTTTTAGTAATTATGTAAAAAATGCCAAACACGAACTTGGCATTGCTGAAGGCGAACAGCATGGTAATAGCAAAATATATAAAAAGTGCTGGACAGGTTACAGCAAAGTCCCAGGTAAAAAAGCAGGCGAAAAAGGTTCTTGTAAAAAGAACGAAGGCAGAATTGAAGATACATTTGGAACTGATACAGTTGATAAACATGACAAGCCTAAAAAGAAGAAAAAGGAAGAAAGTATTCAAGTAGGCGACGAATTAATGATTGAAACAGCAGACGGCGAAGGTATTGTTGTACCTGTGTTACATGTTGTAAACGAAAACATATTAATTGGTTGGGACGAACTAGCAGAAGACATTGTTGTCGAAGGTGCTAGACAATTAGCAGAATTAAAAAAATTAGCAGGCTTAGATCAACTCAATGAAATCACAGATGCATCTGCCAAAGAAGTTATTATGCAAATAATAAACAGTTATGGTAAAGATGTTGATTTAGAAACAGAGTTTAGAAACTATTTTCCAAGACTATCAGATAAGGAAGTAGATTATTACCTTAAAGGATATAAAAAGCCTGAACTTAAATTAGTTAAGAATGAAGCAGAATATCAAGGACGTAAAGTTAAGTTGGGCAAACCAACTAGAGGCGATGTTAAGAAGTTTAAAGTTTATGTAAAAGATCCTAAAACAGGAAATGTGAAAAAGGTAAACTTTGGACATGGTGGTACTAGTGCTAAAAAAGCCGGGCAAAAGACTATGAAAATTAAAAAGTCTAATCCAGCAAGACGCAAGAGTTTTAGAGCAAGACACAACTGTGATAATCCGGGTCCTCGTACTAAAGCAAGGTACTGGAGTTGCCGCGCCTGGTAGATGAAACCATTTGTTTATATTGGTGATATCAATATTGATTCTATTGCTAATAAATTATCTAATAACAATGACTGGAATAATCCTTATTCCATAATTCGACATTCCTACTATGCAGTTCACAGTGATACACATATAATTCCATTGATGTGGTCTTTGGAATCTATCAAGTTTGAATATACATCTAAAAGTGCACCTAAAACAGAATATTGGGACAAATATGTTGATAAAGTATTTTTTAAAGAGTTATTTAAAAAAATTAATACTTATAAAACTGGTCATCCTATAAGAGTTATGTTTGCTCTTCTACCAGCACAATGTTTTATATATCCGCACACTGATACAGGTGATTCTTTTTCTGTAAATAGTAGAATACATATACCCATAGTCACTAATGATAAAGTTGAATTCACAGTAGGATCTGAGACTATCTATATGAAGCAAGGAGAAATATTTGAAATTGATAATCAGGATATGCATTCAGTTTATAATAACTCAGACGAAGATAGAATACATTTAATTTTGGATTGGCATGCACATTAGTAAAAGCAAAAATATATTTAATTCACAAGGTACTTGGGGCACAGCCATAGAACAAATGCATTGTCCTAATGCAGAATCATTACAACTATTTGATCAAAGTGGTTATGATTTATGTCCACTTGAACAAGAGTATGCCAAAGTAAATATGGGCGAAGCATACTTTGTAAGATATAGACGTGCTATTGCTAAACCTTGGTTACTAAGTGATAGTAAAACAGGTCCACATATAAATCATTCTTATTTGTTTGAACGCAAAGGCTATCACGGATATGCTCTAGAACAGTTAGGGCATTGGGCAGAAGGCAATCATCTTATACACAAAATGACTCAACTTAAACCTAAGTGGGGTATTGATATAAGTATAGATTATGTTGATAGCAATAGATATAAGACTATGGAGTTATTTCATTACGAATGGGATAGTAATAGTTTAGATGAAGTAGAAAGTAAAAAATCTGTCATAGAAGAACTATTAGTAAATACAGATTGGAATAACTTTGCCAAAGAAAAACTTGCTAAAAAAGAAGAATGGGCACACTTAGATTTTGTTGGGCAAAGCAAATGGACTACTAAATACTTAGGCTTACCAAAAGAGAGATTTAAGTTAGTACCATGGAATATATAAACAAACTATCTATACAAATAGATCAAAAACAATTATTAGAAGATGTCGAGTATATACTTGGGTTAACACCATTGTGGCCTAATCAACAAATCAGCCTTACAAGTATCACAGGCAATGACGATTGGGATTGTAGCATAGGCAAAATTGCTAATTTAAACTATAGCGAACACGAGTTTACTACTATTAATAACAGCATAAAAGACCGTTATATAGGCGAATTAATACAAAGTTTAGCACCTAATTACTGTAGATGGCGTATAATGAATAAAGCAAGACGCACATGTTATAGTGTTCATCATGACGGCACAGACCATGTAATGCGCCTACACATACCTGTTATAACGAACGATCAAAACTTTTTAATGTTCTACACGGATAAGCCTGTAGCAAGTGATACAGGTACTGATATCTCTATTAAACATTACAATTTAGAACCTGGAAATGCGTACTTGATGCGTACTAATTATTTGCATTCAGCAGTTAATTTCAGCAATGATGATCGAATACACATTGTAGCAACACAGATTTAACTTGCGTCTACTAATGCCTTATACTCTGTAAAACCGCCAATCTTATTACCGTCTACTATAATTTGTGGGAATGTCCTAGCACCAGGAAATGTTTCCATTAACTGTTCTCTATTAAAGTCCTCATCTAACATTTTATATGTTAGTTTGTGACCTTCTCTTTCTGCTAATGCTTTTGCTTGAACGCAATAAGGACATTGTGGTTTGCTATATATTTCAACTTTCATAATTTTATTTATACCTTGCTAATGTACATCCATTGACCTCTTGGATGGCCAATTGGACCGTTAAATATTTTCTTTAATCCACAACTTGCAACAATATTATCCATATGTTGTTCGCTGTAGAATAAATCTTCTTTGGAATGAGTTGCTTGTTGATTTGCTTGATTTTCTTCTAACCCTTCTAACTGGAAGTAAGTAAAGTAAATTTTACCATCAGGCGATAATGTGTCTTTAACATTGTTTAAGCAATGCTTTATATCTGCTACACTTAGATGTGACATCAAACTTTGACACCATGCATAATCAACTGGTTTGTCTACAAATGCACAATTAAACTCGCTATTTACAGAAAATCTAGGAGTTTTATCAAACACAGTTTCGGGTGTTAATACTTCATTTAAACCGTATTCAATTAGTTCTGGCATTCGATCTAATCCAAAGTAATTAGTTGAATCTAAATATGGAATAACAAACTGCCCTGTTCTCAGTGCACCACAACCAACATCAAATAATACATGATTAGGGTTTAGTCCGTGATATAATAGATATTCAAAATGATCTTTACCCATTAAATCAAAATCAAGTCGACTTTCTGACCCTACAAATTCTATTGCACCGTCTCTGGATATCTTATCAATATATTGCTCTTGTTTTGTAGCCGCCATAGTAATATTTATCTTGTTTACTATGGATATTTATGGAGTTTTTAACTTACGCCGCTTGGGTCTTGATCTCTGTCGTCGTTGTAGTTTGGATCTGATACTTCTATGTCACCTTGACTACCGTCACCAGTCATATCATCGCCTGGCGGTACTTGCATTGTGTTTTCTAAATAGTGAGCACAGTCACTTAGATATGCTCCTGCTTTAGTAATCTTTGCTTGCCACCAATTTGGGAAATCTGAATCTGGCAATTCTTTTAGAGTCTTTGCGATCTCTACACTATATTTTCCCATTTGGTATAATTGGCGTCTAATCATATCTCTTTCATTATCAACATGACCAATTGCCACTTTTACATTGTCGCTGTCACCAGCATCTTTTTCGAATAGTTGGCCGTATATGCCTGCTAATTCCTGTAATCTTTTTAAATCTTCTTTGCTAACTTTACTCATATTACTTTGCTTTCTTTATATTTTTCATATGTCTTAAGAAACGTGCTGTTTCACCTTCTTCTGCATCTGCTTCGCCAGTATCGCCTTTAGGAGGAGTTGCGACTGCTATTCTGTCATCTAAATCTTTTTGAGTAGATTTGCTATAAGGTACTCCTGGCTTTTTACCATCCTTACCTAACATTTCACCTAATCCTGCTAGGTCTCGCATTCTTTGAATATCTTCGTCTACTTCAGGTTCGCCATGGTCTTTCCAATCTGCACTATCTACAGTATCTTCAGCATGTCTTTGAATAATTTCATCTCTGTCATCATCCATGTGTAAGTTTAAGTCTCTGGAAATCTCGCCCATTTCCTGATCAAGTTCTTCCATTGATAAACCACATGCTTCTGCGTATGCTTCTTCACCACCACTTTGTAGGGCATTCATTAATTCTTCGTATGCTTCTTCTTCACGACTTTGTTCTGCACTTGCGTCAAAACTTTCGTCTTTCTTGTTTTTATCTTTGACTGCTTTTTTCATTGGCTCTTCTTTGTCGCCATCGCCGTCTATATCAATGTAGTCAGGCTTTGAACCTTTACTTTCTAATGGTGCACCTTCTGGTTCTTTATCTTGTTGCTCTACATATTCTTTGGCACCTTCAATACCTTTATCAACTACCAATGTGATGTAGTCTTGCACTACTTCGTTTGCATATTTGCTATCCCACTCATCTGCATTATCTACTATTAATGCTTCTAACTCTTTTAAACATTCTTCTTGATCTTGGCATGTCATAATAATATCTTCTGAATCTGTCATTGCTATATCAAATGCATTGCCACCTTCTGATACTGGCTTAACACCATAGTCATATCTGATATCATTTAAGTCTAAATCTTCTAATGCGTATTCCTCACCGTCTACTACGTCACTTTCTTCTACTAATCCTTTTGAATTAGCAAATTCAATCATATTTGTTAAACCTTCTTCTTTTTGAATTGCATCTTGAAACTTTTCTCTAGGTGATTTTGCATCTGCTCCTCTATTAGAGCCCAGCATGTTTAACATTTTTCTAACTGCTTTTGCTTCGCCTACACTTACTTCAACTTCTGAACCGTCATCTGTTTTCACAGTTGATTTAGGATTTTTTATGTCATCGCCATCTTTGGACATCTCGTCACTGTCTATGATTTTTCCTAATTGGTCAAACATAGGCATTTCCTTGTATCCTGGTGCATCTGCATAGTCGTCGTCCTCGACATCTATTTCGTTTAAACCTGCCATTTTACGCATATAGTTTAAATCTAATATTTCTTGTTCAGTTATCATAAGTTTCTCTCGTATAAGTTTAAATAAGTCTTCGTTGTATTTATCATATAAGTCCACAAAAACCTGTTTTGCTAGTTCTTCATCACCTTTCATTAGTTCTCTAATTTGACTAGCACTATCTAAATCGTGTCCTGCTATTTTAAATGGAAAGATAGGAGCAGTCATAATATAACCATGCTCAGCCATGCTTTTCATGTCATCTTCGTGTGTAAATTTTTGTAAATATGCAGGATTGCCGTCTTTTTTAAGTGATACACCCATGTTAGGAAAGTTAAATCTTGGGTCATCTACCATATCTTTTTCGCTAACAACCATGATCAATCCTGTATCACTAGCAGTAAATTTCTTGCCAAATTGGTCTATATATTCTTGTCCATTGTATGTATTTTTTACTTCTAGTACTTCATTACTGTCGATGCCTAGCAGTTGCATAAAATTTAATTTATCTTGAAAGTTAAATGGTGATTTACCTGGTTGCACTTTGTTTGTGGTAGCAATATACACATTTGCCCAGTCTTTTTTAAGATGTTCGAACACTGATTTGTGTCCTTTGTGAAAAGGTTGGAATCTACCTGGGTATACTACTATGATATTTGAACGGTCCATAGTAGTATTTATCTTTTTTTCTAATCTATCTGTACTACCTTGATTGCTTCAGCAGTAGTATATGGTGATTTATGTGCTAATGGTTCTTGTTGATCCACTATGTTAGCATCTCTATATTTTTCAGAACCTTTGATATTAATATCAATAAAAGGAATTTGTTCGTTTGGAAGTTCGTCATCGCTCCATATTGCTTCTACAGGACATTCAGGTTCACATAATGCACAGTCAATACATTCATCCGGATCAATGTAAAGCATGTCAGGGCCTTCGTAAAAACAATCTACTGGGCACACAGTGACACAGGCGGTATCTTTACAGCCTACACACGGACTTCCTACTACAAATGTCATATCAGTATTTCTTTAGGTTGGTGTAAATGCAATGACTCGGGTGTTACTTGGCCAGTAATAGTTAAACTCCATCTAGGCCAATATCCTACATTTCCTGTAGCATGATATATGCCTTCTTTCCAACAATGTATGTCACCTATGCTGTATTGGTGCAGTACATCATTGCCAACACTAACATAATGTCCCCATTGCCAATCATTTAGTTGTACTAAGTAACGTATTACTTCTGTATCATCACTAACTTTAGCAAAGTTACGTCTATAATTATTATAACTATCTCTATGCCAAGGAATTGCTTTTCCTGGTGGTTGTTCTAAAAACATTATTTGTGGGTTTTTTAATCCACTTAACTCTCCCATTCTACGAAATGTATCGCATACATTCCATGTTTGTCTGCCGCCTGTATTATGTGGAGTAAACCCTGCTCGAGTTAAATCGTTATGATATCCTTCCATTATTTCTGCGGCTTCTTTGTTGTAAGGAGTACCTTTGATACTTACTTCATCGTATGCATCGTCGTCGGATAAGGCATCACTAGACGCACTTACAACGTCTGTAAGCAACGTTGTTGGATTAGATATATATTTTCCTACATATTGCACATCGGAATGTTTAGACGCAGGATCGTAATGCCAATCAAAGTTTTCTTTATTCCATTGCCAATAACTATCCATACTATTCCTGTGTACTAAAAAAGAATGTTTGAAACAATCTACCTGAATATTTATCTGTTCCAAATCCAGGTAATACACTTCTATGGTATAGGCTTCCTTTGTAACATACTAGCCTATTATACACATTACCAACAAATGCAATCTGTTCCCATTGGTCCATATGTTCCTCACCTAGAAAATCAGAATTATTAAAATCAGATGCAGAATCTTTAACACCGTCCCATTCGTATATGCCTGTTGGTTTGTGTCTATAAATACCAGTACCTGATTCTGCAGGTGCGTCTGGTGTTAAGTATAATACTGCCGCCCATGTAGTTTCGTCGTGGTGAATCCATGTTTTAGATTCTTGTGTGGTAATTTGATATGCAGTATTATATTCTTCCGGCCAATACGAAATTGGTTTTTTAATTATACTTTCTTCAAAAAATGTTTTTAAATAGTTATGTTGTTGTGTTTCTTCTGGGCCAGTCCTGTATCCAGGGTAATTGCCTTCTGTAATAAATTCTCTACTAAGTGCAAATTCTCGAACTTGGTCAGGGTTAGTATAAAAGTTATCCATTATAAAAAAGTTTAAATCCATGTTGTATTCCTTACTAGTTCCTCGGCCATTTCGCCCCACATTCTTCCTGCTCTTGGTCCGCCATTGCATTTACCGTCGCTTTCACCGGGTATCTTAATCCACAGATAAGCATCGCATTTTTCTAATCCTGTATCGCATGTAGGCGACTCTCCTAATGCTCTACCTGGTGGATTACACCAATCGTTACCATGTGGACCATTGCCGTTACGGCTAGTATCTATAACATAATAATCATGCGGTCTTAGTTCGCATATTTTGTTTGCCCACTTTGCCGACTCTAATGTTGTTCTATAGTTACTTACATTAACACTAAAGCCTCTTACTTTAGTATTGGAAACTTTATTTAAATAAAGATTTACTTCTTCGGGACTTAACCAGTTACTGTGCCCAACATCTATATAAACAAATGCACCTGTTTGTGTTAATATTTCTAATGCTTCTTTAATCAATTGTATTCTACTATCTGCTTCGCTTTTATCTAAGTGTGTTAAATGTGGAATAGCATCTGGTTCAAATACAACAATTGGTTTGTTGTTGCCTATGCCATTAGAAAAGTCTTGTATAAATTCTAGATACTCAGCATGGGTTTGGGCACCACCTTTACTGTATTGCCCAATGTCTCTGTTAGGCATGTTGTACACTACAAGTATAGGCATTTTATCACCACTACGTTTAAATAATCTGCGTAAACTTTTATCTAAACCTTTAATAGGTTTTGCACTACGATTACCATACCATAAACTTAATGGGTGTTTAAATATTTCTTTTGAAAGTGGGTATTGTTCTTGATAGTCTCTTACACGATTCCAATCAAAGACCCAAAAAGGATAATTCATTTCTGCCTAGTCCTATAAGGTTTATAGTACCATACACTATCTAATAATGTCCATACTGCTAAATTATTATCTGTGGCAAATTTTGTAATTGCGTTTGTGCATGGTGCACATCCGTAATCATGACCTGCTAATATACCGTTTGGTTTTAATAGACTAGAAAATTTTATCAATTCCCCCATTACATTACCATATGTGTGGTCACCGTCTAAAAATATCAAATCAAATTTTAAGTCTTTATCAAATTCAACATCTAGCGACTTTTCATGATACATAAAAACATTTTTTAAATGCTTTGTATTTTGCCTCCATGTATTTTTATCAGACTCTATGTTTTCATATATTGTCTTCCTATCATATCCTATTAAATAATCATTATGTTCTTCATTTGTCCATTTGTCTACGCAATATAAATTAGAATCTTGTCTTGCTTCTTTTAATGTACAAGTAGTACTGCCTAAAAAACAGCCAATTTCTAATATATTGCTATTGCTTGGTAATGTATATGCTAAGTCGTAAATAGATTCTAAGTCTGATTTAGACATAAAACTAGGAATGTCATATATGTATTTCGGAATCATACACGACTAACTGATCTTTTCATCTTGGAATATTTTTTAATGAGTTTATCTCTTTTGTTTATTGCACGTTGTAATTTGAGATCACTCACATACGTTAGATTAAGTATACCATGTAAATGATCGGTTTCATGCTGAAAGCAACGTGAATCCATTCCAATTAGTTCCATGCTTTGCTCTTCGCCTTTTCTGTTTTGAAAAGTAACTTGTACGCCTTCGGGTCTAGTTATATGAAAAAACAATCCTGGAAATGTTAAGCATCCTTCTTCTAATGTAACTTTTTCTTCAGACACATTTATAATTTTAGGATTGTAAACAGCAATGTCACCTTCTGTGCTGTGTCTCATTACAAACATTTTTACAGGATTACCAAGTTGCGGTGCGGCAAGGCCTAGGCCTAGTCTTTCATGCATGAGTTTAAACATTTCTTGCTCAACTGTTTGCCACACTATGTCAGTAGTCAACGGGTCTATTGTGCATTCATTTCTTAATACTGGGTGTTTAGGATCTACTAGAGTAGTATTCCATTGTGATGCGTATTCCATTATCTGTTCCAAGTTAGTGTGTTATTAGACAATGTGATACTAGGAACATTTTCGTAATCGTCTCCGTAATCACTCCAATACCAAGGGTCTAAATGATATATGTATGCTGGGCCTTCTGTGGTACCAACTAAATCTCTGTGATAGAAATTGTTTAGTTTATCGCCCTCGTGTCCTTCAATGCTATCGCATAGTTCTAAGAAGTCTTTGCCACCTTCCCAAACTTCGCCAACTATATCATGCTCGCCGTTTACAATTACTCCTGGGAATGCACCTAAGTCAACCATGTTGAATTTACTTCCAGTAGTTTTAGCAATACCTAACTTTGTTTTATCAATGTCTGCAAATTGAGGACTATCTAATCCTCGTGTAGAATTGCCTGATTTCAGTGTGCCGTATACAAATATTTTTATTGTTTCTTCCATAGTGCCCTTATTATACTACTATTTATAGTATATGTCAACTATTTATTTGCTATGTGGTGGTAGTTTTGCTTCTACAAAATACTCGTGTTTTTGCTTAACAGGATTAAATTTTTTAAGTTTTAATTTTCTATTTTCAATTACCAGTGCTTTTGTTTTCACTGCGGTATAATGATATGTGTGGTGATCCCTTGTTTCGCCTTCCGGTATTAGGTATACTATTGTTCGTCTTTTATCTTTCTTTGCCATGCTACTATTTATAAACCAGAGCCTAATCCTACTGCACTTTCCCTAACTTTTTTCCAATCTTCAAAAGGATCTAAATCCCCTGCTTTTACTTTATCGAAGTAATCGCTAGTTTCTGTTTGCCCTATACGGTTACAATACCATGCAATCTTGTGTATAATTGCATCTCTCATTCTGATATTATTTTCGCTCATTAAATCATTTGGATCTTGCGGATTTCCTTCAGCATATTCTCTGCTTCTAAATATTTCATCGTCATTATTACCAGTAAGATCAAATCTATCATGTAATACATCTACAGGAATATCTTTAATAATACCTAATGGTTTAGCAATTAAATTAAGCCAAGCATCGTTTTGTGAATTCATACTAAAGGTACCAATAAGTCTGCACCAGTCTGTGGGTATTACAGGAAACAATGCGTATGGGTGGTCATGATTTGTTTGATTAAATTTAAGTAATGCAAATTCTTCATCAAATTTGCCTATTTCTAAATCCCAATCTTTGCTTTCCATAATAGCATCATCGTTCCACAGCATTAGCCATTCGCCATTTGCTTTACCCCAAAGTTGATTCATATATTGATGTAAATTTTTATAACCTAGTCTATCAAATACTACTGCTTGTACATCAACGTTATATTCATCTTGCATTTTATTTTGAAAGTCATCTGACTGTACAAAATCTAATGTTTCGTGATCATCATTGTCAATACCTAACATAATTTCAACATTATCTGTATTGCTTACATTTTTTAATAAACTGTCAATGCTTTTATCAAGCATTTCTGTTCTTTGTCTTGTTGCTAATAGTACACTTATTTTTTTCATTTCTTTTTACTTATTTGTATGGATTTTTGTGGTTGTGGTTGTTCTGTAACTTTATCTGATGCACCAATAACAAATGGTCTATCGTCAGGTGATACATATTGTTGTTGCACTCTTGCTTCACCTGTAAGCATTTTTCTAACATTACCATTAAATGTATAGTGACCAACATGATTAAGGCTTACTCTAGGATCTAGCCAAATATCTCCGTCGATTTGTTGCCAACGTCTGCAGAATGTATAATCTTCTGACAAGTAACGTCTGCTTTCTGGATCAATAATACAATCAAACAATGCATACATAAATGGCTCAAACTTTTGATCAATGTTTAAATCATTGTTATACTTTGTTTCAGGATACTTGTCAAACATAGTTTGTATAACTTCTTTCTTAATTGTCATAAATCCTGTACCGCCATCTAAGAGTTTAATTAAGTTATCTTTAATTTGTACTGAAGGTATTTTATTGCCGTTTTCATCCTCTGCAAATGCAAAATTTGTAACATAATTAGAACTATGTCCTTCAATAGTCTGTGGGGTCTCATTTAATCCAGGTGTTCTAGCCGCTTGTAAGATACTATCCCAGTTTAATGCTTTCTTAGGATATGCACCAACAATAATTGGTTTATCGTATGCTAACATTCTAAGTGCATCTTCAGGATTAAATTCAATATCAGCATCAATAAACATTAGATGTGTTGCATCTTTATTTTCCATAAAGAAACTAACAAGGGTATTTCTACCTCTTGTAATTAAACTTTCATTTGCTAGTGTGCTCATTGTAAATTTAACATTGAATCTATTCATAAGCAAAATAAGTCTAACCATACTTCTAAGATACGGTTCTGTTACTTGACCACCGTAACACGGTGTTGCAATAAACAGATGTTTATTTTCAAAACTTTGTACAGGAATTTCAATCTTTCTTTCTAATAGATTAAAAAGTGTTTCTTGCTCTGCTATTTGTTGAGGTGTAAGATCCTCAGATATACCTGATTTAACGTCTTGAGAACCTTTAATTGTATTCTGTGATTTTTCTGGATCGTATTTTTTATTTCTGGACTTTTTATTCCGTGCCATTTGTGTTCCTGTTATTTGTGAGTCGCATTTATTTATATAAATGGAGCCACCGGTCAGACTCGAACTGACGACCTACTGATTACAAATCAGTTACTCTACCAACTGAGTTACGGTGGCGTTACTAGATATTATTTACTTGATAGGAGAGTGATTATTCGGGTCTTTTGGATACAAACTTATTAAGTTTTTCTGCTTCTTCAATAACTTCTTCTGCCGTTGGCATGTACTCAGGCTTGTTTGCTTTTGCTTGAAGAATAAGCCTAGCCTCTTGGATAAGTTCTAGACGGATTTCATATGGTGTTTTATTTGACATATTTTTTACTTTAATAAATTGTTACATGTATTTACCTTATTTGCCAGATAAATTGGTTTATTAAATCCTTAATTTGTTACAAAAGAAGCAAACAAAAGCAACAATGTAATTGTGCCTAAAAATATTCCTGCTACTAAAAATGCAAATAGAAGAACTCGCAAGGGTGTGATTTTTATTTGGCTGTTGTCTTTGCCTACACCAACAACGGCCTGTATTGCTTCTTTGATCAAAAGAAGAATGTATTTAAATACATTACTGCTAACATTAAGCCAAATACTACTACTTGGATTACTGCTGGTATAACCACAAACATTTGTAGTACATCAAAGTCACCTTTCATAAAGAAGTCTGTTTCAAACCACTCTGCTTGTTCTTCAGGTGTTGCGTCTCTTACTTGATCGGGTGCCATGGTGCTATCCAGTATTTGTAAATTGTTTTTAAAAGTCGATTAATGTTCATTTTTAGGTTCCAAATAATAAGGTGTATGATTTACATCTCGTAAGCCACGTAAAATGCCTGCTATGTTATCAGTCTGTGCGGCAAATAGTAGCATCATGTAACATAAAGCATATTTCATGTTACAGGTGTTAGTGCGATAACACTGAATAAAAATATTGATATTAGTGTAAATAACTCTGCTTTGTCTCTAAGTTTTTCCATTTGTTGTCTGTTGTATATGCCCAAAAATAGAATAACACAACACACAACCTAGCATGTTATTAATTTTTATCTTGAATGTGGGCAAAAATAATATAAAAGTAAGTTATATCCTTTTATACAGTCTATTTATATTATGTTATTGATTTTATAGGGGTTTTAGGCAGTTTTGAGAATCTGGATATCTTTTGGATTATTACAATGTTCATGTGGACACACTACACCATCAGGTGTAGGTAATTCAAAATCTTTTTCAAATACATTTCCGTAAGTTTTTGCACCACACCAACTGCTAACAATGTTGCCACGCATGTCGATATTAAAACCTCGCTCACCTATGTGGCACATCATTCCCTGAAATTTGTTTAGTCCTTGATCCATAATTTGATCTGCATTGTAGTAGTTTGTTTCTTCAGGTGTCTGGTATGTAAATAAAAATCTACCTGGGTGCGGCTCTGGTGGAGGCGGTGCATTTGGATCTGGTGGTGGTGGGGGCGTGTCTGGATTTTCTTTCCATGTAGGTAAATTTAAAATACGCCAATCATTGCCACTATAGTCATAAAATGTATCTTGTTTAGCACCTGGACCTAATAGTTTTTTGTACATGGTTTTTATTGCAATATTAACACCCCAGTAGTCTTGTACTGTACTATGCTTATATACTGTTCTAAGCCTCTCTGCTAACAGTTCTAATCTAGGTAAGTAATCTTTTACACCTGCTAATTGATAACTTGTATATACTGAGTCTTTTATTTCTTCTGCAATTTCTATAAGCGAGTCTTCATCCATTGATTGTGGGTGGTAACTGATAACTAAGTCATCAATTAAATGCTTTGCTTTGCTCCACCAATTAACTGTTCTGCTACCATTTGTAAAAATTATATTGTGTCCGTTGTACTCTTTTACTTTTTCTAGTATATCAATAAAGCCAGGTATAACTGTGACTTCACCGCCAATAAATTCAAAGTTTACTACTTTGTCTTGTTCTTGATAGTGTTTACATATTTTTTCTATTATATCAATATACTTGTTTGTGTCGTGCCAACCTAAACTGCCATCGTGTAATTGGGTAGGGCAGTATTCACATTCAAAGTTACAACTGTTTCCCATGCTCCATTGTATAGTAATGTCTTTAGGCAGGTGCTCCGGACGTGGTCCGTGTACTTTAGTTGGATACATTTAACACCTTAGTCACATAAATGTTAGGCCCAAACTCCATGCCTTCATCAAAAAAGTTACCTATAGTTTCAAAGCCAAATTTAGTATATGCCGGTAAGGCACTTTTACGAGGTATGCTCCATATCATATTACAACCTTCTTTGATTGCTTGTTTTTCTGTAGCATTAAATAGTAATTGAGCAACACCTTTTTTTCTAACATCATGGTCAACCCAAATTCCCCTGCTTCTATAAATATTGTCTTTTGTTCTGTGGCCGCTGTTTACACCAACAACTCTACCATTTGTAATTACACCAAAAAATGAAGGCTCATAGTCAAAAATATCCATGTCAAATTCTAGTGGATTTCCATCATATGGCCAAGTCATAGCACTATGGGTTTCAATTGGACTTACTCTATTTTGCCATAAATGTTTCTGCCATACGTGACAAATAGTTTCAAATGATATATTGGTTGTTTCCACAGTAGTATTTATTTTGTACAGTCAAAAAAATAGGCTGTTCCCAGCCTACTTTTTATTATAAATTAATTTTATTTTAACTGTCTACCTGCATATTGACCTGAACCATAAACAACTTCACTTAATGTGCCGCCATCGTTTACAAAGTATGTTTCATTACCTGCAGTTCTTTCATCTTCTGTAATTTCACTACCACCAAACAAACTTACTGAAAAATGTCTGTTGTATTTGGTATTATCGTTTTTGGTTGCTGTAAGGATAAAGTTATAAATGGTTGTGTTGCTCATAGTACCTGTTACACTAGTATCTGCTGTAATATTCCAACCTGCTGATGCATTACCACTTAAAGTTAATGCTGGAGGCATAGCGGCAAACTCTGAACCAGAAATATCTGTTACAGTATTTGCTACATCTAAACTAATATTAATATCGCCTGCTCCTGTTAATAGGAAGTCACCTAAATTACCAGCGGCTGTATTCCAAACAGTTGCATAATATTCGTTTTCTGCAAACACGATGTTATTTGGTGTACTACTGTATAATGCTGGATCTTGGAAAAGTAGTCCAGTTAATGATTGCTCGATAATTAGTTCTTTGAGTGCATTTGCTGTTGCCCTAGCACTTCCAAATCTTTGTGAAGACATAGCACCCATACCTGCAACTATGGCACAAGATATACTTGTTCCACTACCTGTAGTTTTTAAGTCATCGCCTGTAACGCCTGTATAATTGCTGTCATTTAATCTATTGCTGATGTCTGCATAGTTTACTGCAACACCTGGAGCAAATACATCAACTTCTTCACCACCGTTTGTTTGTAGTCCAGTACCTTGTTCTACGATAGCACCTGCATCATTTGAGAATGAAGGTACGTTATCTGAACTGTCACTTGCGCCTACTGTTAAAATTTCATTGATACCGCTTGGTGAATAATTATCAACATCAGCACCATTATTACCTGCCGCGGCAACCATTAAGAAGCCTTCGCGATTTTGCATTAAGGAAACATATCTGTCTAGTACTTGTGATTTTGGAAAACTCCAAGCCATGCATACAGTTGGTGTATTAGTATAAGAGGATTCAAGACTGGAATCAAGGAAATTAATGTCTGCTAATCTCATTGCCTTGAATGCATTTAGTACATTTTCTAATTTGATAGCACCGCCATCTACTGAGGGATCGGAAATTTTTACAATTCCTATTGTGGCATCTCCGGCTACACCGTATGTAGCACCATTGATTAAACTAGCCATTGCTGTTCCATGACCGTGTTTGTCTGATGTATCAAAATCTGTACCGGCGTTGCCGTCTTCTATAAATTCAGCAAATCCACCGGGTGATTCTAATACTGAATATATAGGTTCAAAACTTTTTCCTGAGAACTCTGGGTGACCTTGGTCAACACCACTGTCCATTAAATACACCATTGAGCCAGAGCCTGTATATACAGGATCAAATGTTGTCCTTAGTGGTAAGTTTCTAGTTACTATTCTTTGTTTGTGCCATTCGCTTGTTGCTTCACTTATTAATAGTGTGGCATCTGCTTGGTCTGTTACATTTTCTGATGCAACGTAACCTGAAAGTGATGAAATGCTACTTATGTTAGTCTCGTCAATATCTATCTTGTACATACCAGACTTAGCATGATCAAAACTACTATCTATTGTTGCACCTGCACCCGTTAGTGCAGATTCTGTCCCAGACTGGTTAAAAGTAACAGAATCACCATCTATGTGTTCGTGTTCAAACGATACGATATATGATTTAACAGCCATTTTATTATCCCTTTAATATGTTTATAATTAATAAATCCTTAAACTTGTCAATGTTGCGTTTTAGCAATGGTTGTCTAAAATGTTTATCGAACACTTGCAGATAAGGATCGTTACCTATATATTTATCTGCATACCAAGTTTTCAGTGCCTCAAAACCAGTGAATTTGACAGCCTTATGGCCAACTGTATCAAAAATATTTTTATATAATTGTATTTTGATGTTGTATTCCTGATCCCATGCATCTACGCCTGCTCCTCGCGATACATCTCTTTTATATTTGCTATTTAACTTTTTATACACATTTGTAGATAATTGATCTATAAAATGATGACTTCTATAAAAATTAAATATACTATTGTCGTTTCTTAAATCTAGAGCATATCTATAAGACAAGTACTTTGTACTTAATCTATCAACTGATACATTGTTATTTATACTGCCATTTGGTGCACTTGATGTTTCTATTATAGGCCCGTCTATTGATTCAAATGCTTTTAATAATGGTAAAAACTGTGGAGTAACGCAATGATATTTTTGTGCTGTTTCTAAAAAATCGCCACTATCAAAAAACTTTAAAATATCAAAATCTATTGTTACAACATCGTCAGCAATATTTTTTATTTCATAATCGTTGAATACTGTGCCCTGCGATTTGTATCGTATACAATACGGTTTAAACGCAATGTCCTTGCGTTTAAGCACGTTATATAATGTGGTGCTATCAATACCACCACTTATGAAAACATTATGAGGTATTGACTCTAACTTTTCTCTATATACCTTTTCGAATAGGTCATCAAAGTTTTTATAATTAAGATCTTTTTTTACAGTGGAGACAATGTACTCGTAACTGTCGTCAAACTCCGATAAAGTTTTGTTTGTATTTGCACGAGTAGTTAATGCTTTTTGTCGCTCAATTTCGCCACCAAGATATAGAATGTCTTTTTTGTATTCTCTAAGTTCGGTCTTATCTATGTCGTCACGCAAAACTTTGAAATATTTGCGTTCGTCTAGTTCACATTTGTTATTAAATAGTTTATCCAATGTTTGTTCTACTAGCACCACTTTCTAATGCATGGCCACATGAAGCGGCATCTCCTACTCTTGAAGCAAATTTACCTTCAATTCTAACTTTAGATGAGGCTTCTGCAACTGTGGGATTGCCATGCGGTGAATCACCGTGCCCTGTAACTGAATCGTCTATTCTTACAGGCTGTAAAGATTCAATAGTTGTTTTTGTTGCTGATGCAACTGCAGGACCTCCTGCAACTGATATTCCATTAAGTGCGGCTTTTGACATAGTAATATTATTTATCATAATAAATACATGTATGAAACTAGAATGGACCCACAATCAAGCAGAAGGTTTTGTTTATTGCAAAATAGACAATATTATGTACAAGTCATATAACGGCGGCGACAACATACTTAAGATTACCGACGGCAACGAAGTTGCTAATATGGGCAAATATGATGTAGGAGACCCATGGGAAAATGAAAAGAAATGGATTAGTGATAATTATTCAGATAGATTCAGTGTATATCAGCCTTTAACGGCTGGTCCACAGGAAATGGAACAATGGCATAATGACCACCCTGAATATACTGAGGCATTTCCTGCCTATGGTTTATTTGAAGGTAGATATTTAGATCGCTTACAGAGAGATACTAATGTGCAAGTTGGTAAAGATATGATAACAGTAATACAAGACCCTGCTAAAAAACTTCATATCGAATGGGACAAATACGGTACTGACAAGTTCTATAGAAGAGAATGGTGCGAAGAAAATAACAGTTTTTACAATGTGCAACCTTGTTGTGTATTTCCAAACAATCCCGGTAGAACAGAACTAAGTGAAGATGAAAAACAATCTTTGATTGCTGAACACCGTTTGGATTTGTCTACTATTTAAGCCTTTGCTAAACTTATTCCAGTAGTGCCTTCAAGATACTGATCAGCAAGATCCTTTAGTGTATCCATAGTGCAAAACACTTTTTCATTTGAAATAGTAATTTCTTTAGAAGCATCAGCACTAAACAACCACGGCATTAATCCTAATCCTTGTTGAGTAATTTGTACTGCCATAGGCTTTTCTATTGTGATACCATTTTCATCTTGCCTGATAAAACGTGTAATGATTTCTGTATCGCTGGTTAATTTGATTGTGACAACGTCACCTTTTGTATGAGATTTATTTACTAACATGTGTTCCTCTGTGTGTGAATATTTATATTATAATGAAAAGCCGCTAAAGGATTCTTTGTCGACATCTTGTTTTGTACCACCAATTACATAACTACTTATTTCAGTTTCTTGTGGTGCTACTTGAACTTCGCCACCTGTAATCCATGCTTGTGTCCAAGGTAACGGATTAGTTCCAGTGTTAAAAATTTTTTCTTGCCCTACGGCATGCATTCTTTTACCTGCAATGTATTCTACATATTGTTTTAATAGTTCTGCATTTAATCCAATAATACTACCATCTTTAAACAAATAGTCCGCCCATTTCTTTTCTTGCTCAACTGCATCTAAAAATAATTGTGTACAGTCATCATAGGTTTCTTTGGATATTTTTTCAAAGTCCTTATCTTCACGCGGTAAAAGTTTTAGCATTTGTTGTGTACTTGCCAGGTGAACATTTTCATCTCTAGCAATAAGTTTTATAATCTTAGCATTACCTTCCATTTTCTTAAGTTCAGCAAATGCCCAACTACAAGCAAAAGATACATAAAAACGTACACCTTCTAAAATGTTTACACTCATTAAACACATCCAAATACGTCTCTTGTGTTCATACTCGCTGTATTTAGAACTGCCGTTTTCTCTAAGTCTGTTATACTCAATTAATGAATCGTAGTATTGTGTTATACTGTCTGAACAATCAATGATTTCTTTAATGCTCATCATCTCATCAAACACTTTACTAGGATCTGGGTACACATTTCTAATAATATGTGTATAACTTTTACTGTGGATTGTTTCACTGAATGCCCAAGTTTCAATCCAAGTTTCTAATTCTGGTAGACTGACAATTGGCAGTAACGCCAAGTTAGGTGATCGTCCTTGTACACTATCTAACAGTATTTGTCTTTTTAAATTACTAGTAAAGATGTGTTGTTCAAAGTCTGTTAAGTCTTTAAAATCCTTGCTGTCTTTGGTAATGTCAACTTCTTCTGGACGCCAAAAGAACCCTAACTGTTTTTCTGTGAGTTTATCAAACTGTCTATATTTTAAAACATCAAATCGCTGAATGCCCATGTCTTCTGATAAAAACATTTTACTTTTGTCAGTATATTTTGATTTAGTATTAAGTACGCTCATTAAATTTTACACGATTCGCAGTCTTCGTCATCGATTTCCCCCATTGGCAAATCTTCTAATTTGTCATCTTTGTTAATATCAATTTCACCTTGGCCATCGTATGTGTTATTGTAGTATAACTGTTTGCCGCCATACTTATAAAACATTAGGAGGTCCTGAATCAGTACGCTCATTGGTACTTTTTCGTCTTCATAGTGTTCTGGATTATACGATGTATTTACCGAAATACCTTGGTCTATGTACTTTTGTAACACCGCCATTATTTTTAAATAGCCTTGCGGAGACTTTTGGTCCCATAACAAGTCGTATTTGTTTTTGTAGTAAGGAAAGCCTGGTACTACTTGTTTTAATACGCCGTGTTTACTTTGCTTAATACTGATATATCCACGTGGTGGTTCAATACCATTTGTGCTATTACTAATCTGTGCGGATGTTTCAGCAGGCATAAGTGCCATTAACGTACTGTTTCTTATACCATGTTCTACTAGATTCTTTCTTAGTTCTTTCCAATTCTGTCTTTCTTTGTGTTTAACTAGTTCATCTAAATCTTTTTTGTATGTTTGGTTAGGAGTAATACCGTGTCCGTATTTTGTTTCCATTGACTTAGGACAAGCACCTTTTTCCATTGCTAGTTTATTACTGGCTTTGATTAAACTGTAACTCCATGCTTCTGCCCACTCATCAATTAATTCTAAGTTAGGCTCTTGATATGTCATGTCGTGTTTAACCATCCAATAAGCAAAGTTAATAATACCAATACCTAATGGACGTCTATTCATTGTGCTGAGTTCAGCCGCTAACACAGGATACTGTTGATAGTCTAATAACTCATCTAACCCTCTAACTGCTAACTTACATACTTTGTTCATTTCCTCAAAGTCTTTGATAACACCCCAATTTACTGCACTTAATGTACACAAACTGATTTCACCTTCCTTATCATTAATATGTGAAAGCGGTTTAGTCGGTAAATTAATTTCACAACATAAATTACTTTGTCTAATTGGTGCTAAGTCTTCTATAAATGCTCCATGGGTATTAGCATGGTCAACATTCATTAAATAAATTCTTCCTGTATCTTTACGTTCTTGAACAAACGAACTAAACAATTCAATGGCAGGAATAGACTTTTTCCTAATACTTGTTTTACGTTCTGCCGCTTCATATAATTCTTTAAATTTATCTTGGTTGGTAAAGAATGAATCATATAAACCAGGAACATCTTTAGGCGAGAACAATGTAATATTGCCACCACTAATAAGTCTTTCGTACATTAATTTGTTAAACTGTACACCGTAGTCCATGTGCCTTACACGGTTATCTTCTGTACCTTTGTTGTTCTTTAATACTAGCAAGTCTTCAACTTCTAAATGCCAAATAGGATAGTATAGTGTAGCCGCTCCACCTCTTACTCCACCTTGTGAGCAAGACTTAACTGCTGATTGGAATAGTTTGTAGAAGGGAATAACTCCTGTGTGAGTTGCGTCTCCACTCCTAATCTTAGAACCAATTGCTCTAATACTACCTGCACCTATACCAATGCCTGCCTTTTGACTTACATACTTAACTACAGCACTAGACGTTGCGTTAATGCTATCCAAACTATCATCAGTTTCAATGAGTACGCAACTGCTAAATTGTCTTTGTGGTGTACGCACACCTGCCATTACTGGTGTAGGTAAACTAATTCTAAATGTACTAATAGCATCGTAGTATGCTTTCACATACGCCATTCTTTTCTTAGCAGGGTACTTGCTAAACAATGTTGCCGCAATCATCATATATGCTACTTGTGGTGTTTCGTATATCTCACCTGTACTTCTATTTTGTACTAGGTACTTGCCACGAAATTGTTCCATAGCCGCATAGGTTAAATCTTCATCTCTGTCATGCTTAATATAAGATTGCAATACATTGATTTCTTCTTTTGTGTATAGTTCTACAAATTCTGGATCATAAAAACCAGCATCAATATTTTTTTGTACAATATCACAAAGACATGGTGGTTCAAATGTGTTGTATACTTGCTTACGCAAATGGTAATTGATTAATCTACCAGCAACATATTGATAGTTTGGTGTTTCTTCTGATATAAGATCTGCTGTACTTTTAATCAAAGTTTCTTGTATATCAGTTGAATTAATGCCGTCATAGAATTGTATCCGGCTGTTGATTTCTACTTGTGATGCACTTACTCCAGTGAGGTTTTCTACTGCATACATCACAACCTTGTGTAATTTGTCAATGTTTAGGTCTTCTTTAGTGCCGTCTCTCTTTGTAACTTTCATAAATCTTTGTGAGTTTTTCCTGTCTAATAATTTCTCTAACTGTTATGTAATTATCAAAATTTTCAATATTTACACTTGTATCCGGTAAAACGTTATAATAACATACTCCGTCAAAAAACACAAGTCCTTCTTCAAAAATTTCTTTATTTTCTGCTACAATCCACCTAACATTTTTTGTATCTATATATTCTAATTGTGCTAGTGTATGGTATAATAAAATTGCTTTACCACTTACACAAAACAAGCCTTGGTCTAATATTTCCCATGGTGTGGGCCAATGACTAGGAGTATAGTAATCAAAAGTTCTACTTATTGGTTTTATACAATTGATGTATTGTAACACATTTTCCAGTGTTGGGCGACCGTTTTTATAGTCTCGCCATATAGATAATCGTTGCTGGGGATTTGTTATTTGGTCAAGCAATTATCCCAACCATTTTCTGACTAGATATTTAAATGTGGCTGGTCTTGTTGTTCCATCTGATAAATTATTTGTTGCTCTTAATTTCATTGTATTTGATAAGCCGTCCCATACTGCACTTAAATCAAATGTAGTTGAGCCAAAACCGTTTTGCATCACAGCACCAGTGTCATTAAGTGTTGCGTCTGCAAGTACACTACTGCCTGTCATGTGTACTGTTCCAGTTCTAGTATACGCATTACCAGAACCACCGGATGCTCTTACTGAATATTCTATAATGGCACTATCGACATCTGAAACTTGGAACGATGCAATATCGGTTGTTGCACCTGCTAGACATGTTTTTGGTATTGCTTCGAATAATGAATTAGCGGAACCTGTTAATAGAACAGCATAGTCGTCTTGTGTTAATAATCTTTGATTGGTTTTGATATTTGTTAATCCAGTGATATCTGCATTTGCACTGGCACCAAAAATTTTATTTGTTATTGTTGAAAAGTTTTCTGCTTCTTGATTACCTGTAAAAGTTAATGTCAAATTTTCACTGCTAGTCGATGGTGTATACTTACTAATTCTAGTTGCACCTGAATTAAATTTATTGCCAACCTGCGCCGCTACAAACATGTTAAACGCAGGGTCATTTAATGAGCCATGAATCCAGTTTTCTAATTGACCTTTGATTGAATTATTTGCCTTGGTATATGTTGCATTTGGCGTTAATGATAATTCTGTGGCATCTGTGCTATCGGTAAATCTAATTTGAAATTGATTATCACATGCAATAAAGAATGTTGTGTCTGATACTTTTGTTGCTCTAAATGTTGCATCATTATTAATTGTGCTGACAACTAGGTCTAAATTAGTTGCAGGAGTTAAAGATATTTCTGAAATAACATTAGCCGCAGGATTGCTAAGATCAGGTGCGGCTTCTAAAATTATGTTAGACAATGTCAACGGTCCGGCAGGCGAAGCCACTGTGCCCGAATCAGCAAACACTTCTGTGTGTTTGTCTTCTAGACCAATAAATGCTGTGCCTACTTCGTAATCTGCTCTAATATACGCATTATTAAATTGTCTATAACTAGCAACACTTTTTGCTTCATAAAATCCTGTTGTTGATGTAGTTCCTATAACACCTGTGTCAAACATAGCATTAATAATATCGACATTACTATAGTAGTTTATTGTGATATCATCTGTACCAGTTGGATTATTGCCGAATGTTATGGTAGTGTTTTGACCTGTACTTGTTGGCGAAGATACAAAAAATTCGTTATTAAGCAAGTTAGCCGCAGTTCTTGTGGCATTTGTACTTAATGCAACTCCATTTTTAGCACCTGTAAAATCTGTTGATTCAAATGCACTGGAATCAAACACGTTTTTAATATTTCCTGTTGTTATACTTGCATTAAATACAGGTTGTCCGTGTGCTTGACCGCTACTGCTACTGACTATAAAAGTTGTGTTATTTGTAGTACCGTTAAAAGTTCCTGTAGGGAATCTTTTACTAGGCATGATAAGTCTTACAAAATTATTATTTAGATATGAATTAGCATAATTAAAGCCTTCTGCTATATTATTAACTGAAACAACATTTGCATTTTGAGCCGTGACTCCTATCTCAGGATCTAAGCCTATGAATACTTCTTTGCTGTCTGATGCTAATGCTATCTCCCCCGCTCGTAAGGGTTGAGGTAAATCTATACGATTACCTCTGCGTTGTTGCATTCGTGATATAATTATTTCTTTTTCTGCCATACAACTATTTATCTTTTTTGTTTACTTTGCAGATAAACGTATGCTAGACTTTTTGTGCATCAACTTTTCCATAGTAATCAGCCAATCTTTCGGCCCACTTACCACAGTACTTGTCAAATTCTTCACCTTCAATAATGAATTCTTTAAATTTGGATTCTCTGTCTACCATGAGTATGACTACTTTTCGTATCTTTGTTTCGAACATTTCATTATGTGCTAATGCGTATGCACATCCTTGCATAAAGTAGTCTTCGATCCATTCGCGTTTTTTAATTTTTTTAGCAGTTTTAAAATCGATAATAGCATGTTCGCCTTCGTATATACCGATAGCATCTGACGTACCTGCATATAATCCTTTGGCAATTAAGGCTACTTCAACACCCCATAGTTCATCTATTTTAGTTAATCCATTGTCGATCATTTCTGACGTCATTGATTCTGCTAACACACTAACATGATTATTACCAAAAGTGTTCCATTCCTCGCCAAGTATATACTTTTCTAATGCATTATGGACTTTGGTACCAAGGCCTGCGGCTTCTGTGCTTATGCGAGTTGCTTCTGCATCTCCTACACGTTTACGCCAGGCAATCAATGCCGACTTGTCTCCTGTATCTGATAGGATGGTTGTGACACTAGGTACAGGCTTGTTGTCATCACCAGTGTATTGGCGTTGTCCTGACTTTGCTGTAACTCTTTTTAATTGGGGGTAATTGTATTTGTTTTCTAAAAGGCTTTCTGCTACCACTTGATTGTCCACTGAATTGTATTTCCGGTTGATGAATTTGTAGTAATATTTACCGAATACCCTTTGTCAGTGAAATGTTTTTTGACTGTACTGATTTGATCAGTTATAGTAGTGTTAGTTGTTATGCCATTGTAGGCTTGGTAATAAGAAGTATTACCAGTCATTGTTGTTCCTGTTGATTGTATTAGTTGCAATGAACCTGCACTTATGTTTGATAAGACATTGGCTTCGAGTGCTCTGACTTCATTAAGAATTACAACACTATCTCGGCTTCTTCTACGAGCCTCTGTTGCGTTTATAAAAATACTATCAGACATTTAGTTCATCTCCTATGCCTTGGTTAGCGGCCGATGTTGCCAAGTTAGAAACATTATTTTCCATGTCTTCTGGTTCTGGTACCATTTCGTCTGGCACATTTCCAGGTGTATTAAATTCTATTTCTGAATTGTCTACGTTTGCAATTAAGTTTTCAAACTCTGGTGACTCTAAAATTAATCTAAGCATTGCTTTTGAAATTGGAATACCTAAATTGTTTACTTCTTCTACAAATGCATCAAGACTTGCAGACTGCACACCACCGTCTATTTTGTTAATAACAAGTTCCTTAACGTCTGATGTAACATCATTCATGTCAGATTCTGTGAGTGCAAAGTCCGTAAACCTCATGATTAAATCTTTTCTGCTCTACCTAGAGGTTCTTCTTCAGGTCCTGCTTCTGCGTCTGCACCAGCAAAATCATCTACTGGTTCATCTAGTGCTGGTTCCATCATGTCACCACCTAGTGGATCTTCTGATGGCATTGGTGCGGCTGATTCTTCTCCAGTCATTGTACCAATAAGAGCGTCGACACCTTCTTTTGAACTTTTGTTAGCATCAAGTAAAGAACTTAGTAATCCTTCCATTTGATTTTTGAATTCTGCGGCTTTTTGTGCACCAAATTCATGTGCCATTGAATCAGCAATTGAAGGTATATCTTCGTTTGCCATTCTACCGATTCTTTCAATGTGGTCTTGAATGTCGTTACTTAAGGCTCTTGCCGCCATAACAACTTCTGCTTCTTCAACACTAGTACCTGAAATTTCTTCAGTAATTGTGTCATCTCCAACCATCTCGCTTACTAGATCATCTAAGAATGTTTCAAATTGCTTCATTTCTTTTAAGTCTGTTATTCCATATTTTTTTGCCATATTATCTACCTTATTTGCTTTTTCTATATCAACACTTTCTAATTCTGAAAATAGTTCGCCTAATGCAAATTCTTTCCAATTATCTTTTCCTAGATAATCACCAATTAGTTCTGCTAACATTTCTTCCGTAGCATTTTCGAAGTTTGAAGGGATATCTTCTGAATTATCTACATTAATTTTTACTTCTGGTTCGTCAATAACGTCCATTATTTCGTCTTCTATGTCTTCTTGCATACTGCCATCGAACATAGGCATTATTTTTTCTGCAATAGCGGCTAGTATCATATCTTTTGGATATCTAGCAGGCATGGCCTCATATTTTTTACTGCAACTGTCCATTATAGTATCGTAGTCGTCGCCACTTTCTGCTAATGAGCAACTGTATTCATGCAGTTCGTCCATTAGTCTGCGATATGTTTCACCTTCGTAGTATAGACCTTCGTTTATCATGATGCCTAATGCATCTCTAACCATAATATTCATACCATAGTTAGGATCTTGTTGAAACTTGTTACTTTTATTTCTTAAATTTACAAGTCTTTTTTCAACATTTTGATATGCTTGTTCTAACTTCTGCTTAGGTAAAACTTTGTTGACGTTGATGTCATAATTTTCTGTTAGGTAATTCTGAAGTTTACCTAATCTAGTTAAGTTATCTGAATTTAAATGTTTTACTTCCATAGTAGTCCCTTCTAATAGTTATATTTATCAAAGAAGTACTTTTATAAGGAGATTAACAGTTGACATTGTGACAGCAAATTGTTAATTGCATTACTAGATTTGTGTTCTGCCTCTGTAAGTTTGGTTTCATAAATTGCCATTCTGTCAAAATTTGTAGAATTTTCCGTCAACTCTTCGTATATTTTGACTTCTACCATTTTAGATACAGCATATTTTTCTGTTTTTAATATCTTATCTATAGTAGACGTATTTAGATCTTCGCCAGTATTCATTGCCGCGGCAACAATATTTGCAACAATGTTTAAATGTATTTCTTCGCATACTATTTCATTGTTTTTAAGATTTACTATATCGTAAGTATCGCCATTGTCAACGACTTCATATATATCTAAAGTAGCAATAATACCACTTAGTACTTCTTGAAGTTGTGATTTTAAATCAGATTCGTTTACTTGTTGCATATAGTCTATATCCGTCTTGTCCATCTTTGAGTTTTACTAGTTTAATTATCTCTCTTTTTCTTAAATCTTCAGCAATCTGAATTTGCCTTTCGCTCATTTTGCCTTTGTAATATGTTCCAAACTCTTTTAATGTTTCACAAAATGAGATTTCTTCGCCCATTATGTATGTTAATCCGTATTTACTGTCTATGCTACGCATTTTTCTTTTTCTTCTTTTTCTTAGTAGGCTTGCGTTTTATTGGTTCTTTGAATAGAGGCATTGCCACGCCACCAATAGCACCTGCTACTGTTTCATTGATACTATTATAGAACGAATCTATGTTTATGTCAACCTCTTTTATACGCATATATGTATTTATCTTTAATCGCCTAACTCTTGTATAGGAATTCCTAATTCACCTGTGCCTGCTACATAATCATCTAGTGTTTTCATTCTTACACGACGTATTAGGTTGTTCAAATAGATATTATAATTTTGTACAGCAATTCTATTCACACCTTGTAGCCAATCCTTCCATGCTTGTTTATCGCGTTTTAAGTCTGTTAATCGTTTGATTTCTTGAATTATTTCATTCATACGGTGTAGTTCGTCATCGTTTTTATCATAAGATTCTTTAATATATGGCTCGTATGATATATAACCCATTTGTTTAATCTTTTCCCAACTGCCAGTAGAGCCTAGTATTATAAAAGGTTGTTTAAATATAATTGCTTTGAGAAACTTTTCTGTTAAAAATATAGAACCTTCAAATTCACTTTCGCCTACAATTTCAATATCACAGTTTCTTCTAGCATTGTAGTACATATAATTATCGCTACTAAAATTTGTGTTAGGATCAAAGTCTAAATGGTTGTGTTCTCTATCAATGTATGTTGGTATTTTGCCTCTAACATTTAATAATGTAGGGTACAATTCTTCGAAACCTTCTGCCCAATTTCTGTCCCATGTTATAGAATTAATATATTTTACAGCACTACTTTGCGTACCTCTCCATTCTTCAGGTGTGCTGTATAAATTATTGTCAAGTAAATGTTCTTTGTGAAGTAATGCTAAAAACAATGTTCTAAACCCACGTTTTGCATTCATATGTTTATACAAGAATAAATGCGGTTTATTAACATCCTCTCTAATATGTTCTAATGGCTTAGAGCATTCCACAGATAAACTCCACATTTCATCAGAATCAATAAGATTTTCTGCTCTAAACTCGCACATGTCTTCCTCTTTTTCAATCTGATAATTGTCATCGAGCATTTGTTGACATACCAATTCATTCCACCCGCCGCAATTAAACATTTTAATTTTGTCTATTGTAGCATAAGGTTTATTAAGTAAATATTTGTCATACATTTCTCTTAAATTTTGAGTGCTATTTGTGTAATAAGTTTTTTCAAATGGTATACCTACTTGGCTAACTAATATATGCAATGCGTCAAACAGTTTATCACTGGCATGCCCTTCAGCCGCATTTTCTATTATTAATCCGCAGTTGTGAAAGTTATTTAAATCATCTATTGCTTCTTGTGTAATGTAAGGTCTTACTAATTTTTGATTTACAAGTTCTCTGCCATAGTAAATTAGTTCTGCAATACTGTCATCGTCACAGCAATCAATACTAATCATGTAAAAGAAACTTTTAGATTCATCAATCTGATCTCTAGGTTTGATAAAACTTTTATCTCCCAGGAAGTGTGTAAAACTATTAATGGTATTGTCAATAGGACAATGTCGACTGGCATCTCTAAGATGTGTTGGGCCTCTGCGGGCCATGTCTTCTAAAAAATCTCTATACCAATTAGGATGATGTACTATTTGCATAGTACATATTTATTGAATGTTTAGTGTACAGTTTTGTTTTGTTGAACTAGATGCCAAACTTGAATACCGTCGTCTAATCTAAGGTCATCTACTGTAAACTGCACAGGCATTTGTGCTAAGAATTTTTGCATAACTTTGATATCATTTGCTTTAACCATTTCAAAAGCCATATCACCCATGCCACTGGCATTCATTGCCAAATCGTCGTCACTGTCTAGGTCCATATGTGCAACATAGTCACCGTATCTAGGACCGTACTCTTGTGCAAATAATTTTTCTAAACTGGTATGTGACATCCAAGTTGGTAATTTTAAATTTTCAAATGCTGATTCGTTGACTGCATCTGGTAAATTGTGTGGATTGACGGTCAAGTGATGTATCCAAAGTGCTCTGGCATCTTCGGCATGATCTATTATCCTTGAAAGTCGTAATTCTACTATATATCTTTTGAGGTCATCTAGGTTTTTAATTTTGCCACTCTTAACGTCACTGTCAATATATTCGCCTGCCAGTTTTGCACTAGGAGATAAATTCTCCATATCTTCATTTGTTTTCTTTTTGCCAGACTTCATATTAGCACACCAATGATACATTTTTGCTTTTTCACCACTGCTGTTTTTTGCACGTTTGCGTAATGCTGTAACACTACCATTGCAACTTGCTCCACTACGTTTTACTCTACCTGGTCTGCTTTTGCCTTTCTTTTTACCATCAGCAAAGTTTTCTACAATGCTTGGGTTTATTTCTTGTGCTGTGAATTGTTGCATTAGTTCAAC